TTATATTCCGGCCACTTTATTGTGGGGCATCTGTGGGGCATTGAAGTCAAAATTTGTGTTCAGCAGAGCTACCTGGTCGCCGTTTTGTTCAGACATCCATTTACCATATACGTTGAAAACCATCTGTGCATTAGTGTGTCCCATCTGGTTTGCAATGAAACTCGGGTTCGCCCCGGCACTTAATGCCCAGCAAGCGAATGTATGACGAGATTCATAAGCTTTCCTGTGCCTGATGCCTGCTCTTTTCAACAGGTGATTCCATGAAGAGGCTATCGACCCTGGTATGTAGCAAATGCTTTTTGATGGGTAACGCGCCGAGACATTCGGATTGAATACAAAGGTGCATAGGTCTGTTCTTTGTTTTCCGTACTCCCTGAGATGAACAACAATTTCATGCTGCTCCTTCATTCGTGTGAATTGCATCTGACTTTTAAGAGCCTCGATAGCTGGCTGAGTCAGGTTGATTGTCCTTATACCGCTTTCTGTTTTAGGTGGTGAGAAGTGATCAGAGATCGCCAGGTTTCTGTTAACTTTTATCGTCCATTTCACGATGTCTACATCCTCCCAGGCTAAAGCACAAATTTCACCATGACGCATGCCGGTACTTACGGCCAGAACCCAAAGATTTCTGATCTGCTGGTGATTAGTAGCCTGAAGCAAGCGCATAAACTCTTCTTTGGTGAGCGGGTCAGGCTCTGATTTTGATTTCCTGAGTGGACGAATATCAGATATGACCGAGCCATTTGTGTAACCGTTGCGCTCCGCAAACTTAAGCATCTCGAGCATCACAGCCATATAGCCGTTCACCGTTCGTACAGTTCTCCCTTTTTTGTGGGAGCGCTCAAGAGTTTTACCGATGAGCTGATAGCCAGTTAGAAGTTCATGCCTGAGAGACATGAGATCCTCGTGGGTAAGTGCTGAAATGGGCATCTCATCGTCCAGAATGCGAAGGCACATTTTCACGTACGACGTATACCGCATATGGGTGTTCTTCGCCAAAACCGTTTGCTTCAGGGCCAGCCATTTGTAAGCCATTTCCGAAACGGACGTCTTTAGTTTGCGATCGTCAATCACTTGAGCTCGTGGTGAGTTAGGGAACTGGGCGGTATAGTCGAATGTGCCGGTCCTGATGGCGTAGCAAATCGAAGTCCTCAACTCTCCAGCTATTTTTCTGTTTTTGGGTGTATCGGGAACGCCAAGACTTTCACGAACCCGCTCCCCCTGGTACATAAACCACAGGCGCAATGAGCCCCCGTGATTCTCTACCCCGGTTGGATATTTAGACATGCCTTTTCCTCGTTGTTAAACGCAGGGCTATTTAAGCAGATTTCTGGCGTGGGATCGCCGGGCGTTGCTTTTCAACCCAGTTATCGACTTCGAAACGGTTGTAAAGGATAGGTGAGTTGTCTTTAGGCTGAAGGTCTCCGGAATAGTGCTTATACTCGCGACCCTCAAGCCAGTTTTTTTCACGGGCCGACTTGATTGCATGCTTTGTCAGCCCGGTTAATGCAATCAGTAGTTCTTCTGATACCCATTTATTGGGTACCAGTTGGATCGTATCGCTCATGGGTGTCTCCAGGCAAAAAAGAAGCCCGGCGCGGGGCCGGGCAAAAGGGATGACGTTGCAGTGCTTTCGCACCCAATAGCCAGCTCATAACTGGCTATCAGTTGCGTCAGTGGAAGCTAATGCAGCCATTGTTCGAGGCCGTTTCCATAGCTGACTGCCAGTGCTTGTATTGCTCGAAGAAGCGGTCGCCGATCTCTTCCGCCTTGTCATGGAAGGTTTTAAAATCAGCCAGTAATTTCGTCGCAACAGCTGTGCCAATAAATCCTTCGCAGTCACTGAAGTTGATCAATTCATAGAATGGGCCGCTATCGGAGTTGAGCACGCCACCAAAATGGTTAGCTTCTTTTCCATGTCCACTCTCATATTCGCCAACCGGGTAGCCAGCCATTTCTGCAAGCTCGTTACGCCACCAGTAATAGCCGCCATAACCTACGCCGTGACCTGTGCAGTCTTCATATGTGTAAACAGCCCCATCGACCAGCTCATCCGCACGACCCGGGAAGCTTGGATTTTTCCAGGCGTGGAAGTAGTACTCTTCTACTTGCTCTCCGTTGCTGTTATTTACAGCCTCACCATCATCATTCAGATGAGCGTCGAGGCGCTTAATGTTGCTGTATGCAGTAATATCTAATCCCATATTTTCTCCTTACGCCGCACGCTGGGCGCGCAGCTTCTTCAGGTGTTCTGCTGTTTCGATTTCTTCAGCGATCCGCTCGGCCTCTGCTTTGGTCAGCGGCTCGAAATCCTGATTAAAGCGGCCCATGCTGGCAATGCAGGTGCGGCCGTTGCGGATGTAGTGGATTACTTCGTGGGTAGCGCGGAGGATTTTGCAGGGTTCACCGAACCTGTCGGCGTACCAGGTATTAGGCTGGATTATCCTGAACATTGGCTGACTCCTGCATCATGAGGAAGACAATCATTGCGGCACGAAGTGGGTTATCGTTAAAGCTATATGCATCGTTGGGATGAAAAGCCTCAGCCCCCCAACCGCCTCTTTTGTCCGCTTTGCTCATTGCGTAAATGCTGATTTTATTTGCGGTGATAATCGGCCATGCATCCGCCGGGTCGCTTGTAAATGAAAAACCATATTGCACGCGCTTTGGTGTGCCCTCGTTTATCACGAAACACGCCCTTCCAGAAACGTCATAACAATTCCAATTTTTTATATCTGGATGAATGCAAATGGCAACTCGTTTGTTAATTTCAAAGTCGCTTAGCTTGCTGTAATCCATCACATCCCCCTCTGCTTATTCCTCAATTCGATGACGCTCTGGCAATCCGCGCAGGTCTGGCAGCCGGGAACGGCAGCGCGTCGCGGCTCGGGAATTGGTTCATCGCATTCTTCACAACGCTCAGCCGATACGGCATTGCGGTCGATGCGGTGAGCGGAAAGGGCAGCGTTACGCTGAAGCTCTTCAATCTCTGCTGCGGTATCGATGATATCGGCCATGGTCAATGCTCCCGGAACTGTCGGTTAATTCGGTTGAAGGTGAATGCCAGCAATAAAAAAGGCCGCTTTAGCGACCTGGTGATTAGTGCCTTTATGCGGCACCGCCTTCATTCTTCTCGGCTTCGACAGCCATATTTTCAAGCCGTCGCGATAGCTCGGCGGCCAGTGTCTGGAATTCTTCTTCTGTCGCCACCGGGATCGGCACAAAGCGAATCCCGATATGCGCCAGGTGGTTTGCAATTTCGAGGCTTTTCCTCAAATCAACTGGTGAGGCCCTGTTCATTCCGTACTGCCATTTTTTTCAGTTAGCACCAGCCTTCCGTCGCATAGAGCGCGGACGATTTCCTGATACTCCCAGCCGAAGTACATGCTTTCGACGTAGACTCGCAGAGGAGGATAATCATGCTGTTTGCGGCGAATGAAAGCCTCCGCTGCTTCACGGGTAAAATGAGCGTTGATGTTCTGCCACTCTTTGCGTGTACCGCAGACAGTGTGGCCATCAAGGTCAGTCAGCACTTCCCACTGAGCGTCTTCATCGAGATCCGTAAAGGCTGTGTCGCACTGGTCAATGCAGAAGGCGTTTAACTCTTCCTGCTGCTGTTCATCAAGATCATCCCAATACTCCTGCGGGCTGTCCCATTCGCATTCCTCGAAATGGACTATCTTCGATTCGCCGTACTCTTCTGCCAGGCCATAAATGGTTGCCTGCTTCTGAACCATGAAAATCGGATCGGCGGTGGCGTGACGATTAACACCATCGCCGCGATGGTGATACCTCAAGCGCTCAATGAAATCTGCGAATGTTTCCGGAGTTAATTTCGCTCCGTCTGCTATCGAATTGCTCATGAATCCACTCCGAAGCGGCGATTAAGCCGACCTGTGTATACAACGAACTCCAGGAGGCTAACTCCCAGAGCTTCAATTTTCTTGTGATGCTTGTTGATGATGGGTGGCACCGTTTCGTTCCAGTTAGGCTTTGGCTTCTTGCGCATGGCCTGCTGTATTTCCTCGGTGCAGCGGCGGCAGGCGGCGCGGATGGCGTTGTCTGTTTCTGGCGTCATGCGGCCTCCCGGCGGGCGAGAAGTTTCGCCCCGAAAGCCATCAGTTCGTCCCGTTCCACAGTTGCGAAGTGGCAGTGTGTACGCGGGTATGGTCGCCAGATGATGAGCATCGACCCTTTATTGTTGCCGCTTACCGGCTTACCGGTTACCGGGTTGATAAATGCCAGCCGCCCGGCGGTGATGAAGCGAACCTCGCTGGCGGTCTGGATAGCCTCCTTAAACCAGCCAACCGATGTGTCTGCCGGAACCAGCATGACCGTGCCGATCTGATTTGCGCTTTCGGTAGCGGCCTTCTTAACGAACGGTGTGATGTCGCTGTATGGCGGGTTCATCCAGACGTAGCCAGGTACACTCAGGTAATCAGCCCAGGGAGTCTCCAGTGTATTCTGCTCGGCGGTGATGAACTTCCGGCACAGTGCGTTATGAGACGCCGCGGCGGCATCCAGTTGGAAGCAAAACTCAGCATCAAGGGAAGAGAAAAGGGCTGGGGGAGTGCGCCAGAGGTCGCGCTGATCTGCTGGTGTATTGCTGCCGGTGTAATCAGTCATGATTCCTCCCGCTCCGGATCGTTTACATCCCAGCCATTACGCTCATTATTGGTTTGCAGCCGCTTATCTCCGACCTCTTCAATGCTGCGGCCGGTAATCTCTGCGACTTCAGCGTTTGAGTGTCGCCACAGCAGCGCCAGCTCTTCGAGTGACCACGCTTTCATAGCACTGACTCCATTTCGTCGATGTAGAGGCCCTGAGCAATCAGTCGGCTACGGCGGGCGGCACGTTCAATGCACTCCTGCCGCCTTCCTTCCTGCGATTGTTCAATGGCGCGCCGGGTGAACAGCCGCGATTTACCCTGTGGTGTAATGACCTTCGGCTTCGTGACGAGGTCGAAAGTCCGGTCGCAGATGCCGTCCTCGTTGATCCACTTTTCCGACTCAACTATCTGCGCTATCTGTCCGGAGCCGCGGGTAATGCCGTTGGCAACCCGGTTAAACTCGATGAGCGTTACGCCAAACTTTTCGGCAATTTCGCTACCGGTTACCGGGCGTCCGCGCGTCTGAATCATCCAGATTACGCGCTCACGGAGGCCAGAGAAATGCCCGGTTCGCCCTGGCCTGCGGTAGAAGGGTGTGCGTTTCATTTCCACTGTTCCCCGAACGTGAAGCCGATCTCTGCCAGCGCCTCGTCCATCTTCTCAATGAACTCCGGCACCATTTCGTTGAAATCGGTCATGTACTGCGGATCCCGCTCAACGACGACGTGGTGAATGCCTTCGCGTTTCATGCGCGGGTCGTAGTTGGCAAAGAACCAGGCGTCTTTCCCGGTCACCCACATGCTGTACTGCACCTGGGCCATGTACGCAGACTTGATGGCTTCGAAACCGCCAAGGCGGAATTTCATGAAGTCGCGAGAGGTGAAAGGGCATTTAAGCTCAAGGCCGAACCCGTTACTGCACAGGCCGTCAGGGGAGCACGCGGTGCGCATGCTCTCGTCACGGAACAGGATCGGAGACTCCGTGACTTTCACGTCGGTGGTGAACTCGAATAGGGTGCGGGCGTCACCCTCGTACTGCTTGCCCCAGGCCAGCGCCTTGGCGTTAACTTCTGGCGCCACGCCGGTGCATACCTCGGCGAGCAGCGTGTGGAAGTAGGACATTTTCATGTCTGTCCACTTCTTCCCCGATCTTGGTTTGGCTATGACGTTGTGAGCGTCAGAGGCAGTAATAACTCCGAGCCTCGCTCTTGCCCATGTCTCGCTACCTTGCTCAATTTGTGCGATTGGCCCAAATATTTGCTCAAATTTAATGAGCCACCTGTTATCCATATTTCCTCTCCTTACGGCAGTTGGCTCTTGGCGGGATGTTAATCCCTCTATTGTTGTAGCCATGACACCATTTGTGGATGGTTGCTGGTTTCACGCCAAAATGATTCGCCGCGGCTTCGACGCTTTCAAAACGCAATCCATCAACAAACCAGTAAAACGATGTACATCTGTTTTCGGCCTGCTTGGTAACGGTTGCCCATCTGCAATTATCTTTAGAATACGGACCTTCATTGTTCTTCCGATCAAGCTGATGCTTGGGCGTAGGAGGGAGACCCATATCTTCAAGAAATAGCTCGAACGTCAGCCATCTTTCGCAGATACCGCGCTTACTGTATTTTTCGAAGTCTTTGTTGTTCGGGTTCGTGCAGCGGTTTTTCATTCCGCTCCAAATCCTGTAAACGCGGGTATTGCGCTGGCCGTGAGTGGTGTTTTTTCCTGTCATGCATCCGCAGCTGCTCATTGAGTTGCTTTTAAGCTGATTCGCGGCCCTATGGCAGGAATTACCGCACACACAAAGGCATAGATACATCCTTCTACCTCTCAGCATGTGCGAGTATTCTTTGACGGTTAAGTGCCCGTATTTTTCACCGGGCATAAGTGGATTGGCGTTCATGCTGCCGCCTTTTGTCTGAGGAACCCGAGAGCCTTAACACCTTCCACTTCTGTTAGGTCGGCTGGCTGCGAGATAGCGCGTTTGAAAATGCGTGAACAGAGAGGGAGAAGATCGGCATCCCATGTCTTATCCAGAGAGACGAGTAGGTCGTTAATCTCTTTCTGAGTGGTTTCGCTAAGCGGCGTTATATCGCGCTCTGGCTGGCGTTCTGCTGCAAAGTTGATACCTTCTTCGCCCTCGGTATTAACGTGGTCGATAGCGGCATCCAGGCGCTCACGGCGAGGCCAGTATTTTGCTGCCTGCTTTACGACCGTCTTGAGGATCATCTGTTCTTCGTCAGTGACCCATGGACACTTTTTACTGTTGTCAGATTTGTACTTCTTCCATGCTTCAGACCGGTCACGGATGGAGTAGATGGCATCGATGCGCATCGTATGGGTGAGATAATCACCATCGTCAGTTTTTACCGTTACATACGCGCCTACGATGTCCCCGCGCTGCTCTTCAGTATCGAAGTCGTTGTAGATGTGGATCGGCGGCTTATCGAGCCCCTCGCGGCGGAACTGGTCGTTTCTGCGAACAATTGCCGACTGGCACCACTTAATGGCGCCAGACTGCTGTGCAATATGCATCAGGCCCATGTAACTGATGTCGAGGCAAATAGCCCCTTTACGCGGAACCAGGTAAGCCAGCTTCTGAGCTGGGTTTAGCGAAATACCGATAGCTGCAACGTTGATGATCGCATTCTGCGTGCTGGTCTGGTTTTGGAATGCAACTTTGGCGAGGTAGTCGTTGTTCTGAAATAGTTGGATGGCGAACTGACTTTCCTTCGCCCACACCATCCGCTCGTCTGTGGCCGCCTTAATGAAAAGCGGCTCCTGTTGTTTGACGAAATCAACAAGGGTTAAGCTCATAATCCCTCCTTAAAACGGGCAGCCGGTACGGTGTTCCCAGTCGTATTCCGCCTGGGCGTAAGCAACTGCTGAAATGAAATCGTTGTAGGCCTCGCCAGCTTTATCGCTGCGAAGTCCTTCGTATGGGCTGGAGTCAATCGGGACCGAGAAGTGGAAGAGGCCGGACGGCTCTTTTGGCATCATCTCGATGATTTGCAGCGCCCGGTCGCCGATCCACTTCTCCTTCTCGTCGGTTAGCTGCTGCTCAACCCAGCGCCGATCTTCGATTCGGTCGTAAGTGAGGTATGCGTTCATGGCTGAACTCCTGAAATTTGGATGTGCAGATCCCGCCCGCTTTTAGCCAGGCCGATCGGTTTAATAGGGTGGTTACTTAGAAAGTTTTGAGTTCCAGCACTCTATGGCTGAAATTGGTGAGTCGAAGGTAACCGGAGCGATCCATCCGCAACATTTCAGTTGGAACTGATTGAGGATGTATGGCTCAGGAGCAATCCTGCATCCGCGATTCCATTCGAACGCTTTAATTACTGGCTGTCGTTTGCAAAATGGACACTCTGTTGCGTCAGGGAGATTTTCGAAAGAAATATCAGGTAGCGAGCCATCATCTTCAGCCCATTGAAGTTCGCCTGGCACAACAACCGAATATCCATCCCAACGGTCAAATTCAGGTGAGAGAACATCTTCATAACCAGCGCCGCGAAGGCGAAATTTCGCCCGGGCAATAACCGTAAGACCTTTAACTTTTCGGCTGCCCATTCGCCACATATAAACACCGGCGGCATCTGGCTTGCGCTCAGAGTATTTAACCCATTGCATGCTCACATCCACGCTGATTCGAATTCCCTCTATACCAAGGCATGCCAGCGGCTCTCTTCATCTCTTCGTTGGCTTCCATCCATTTGGCGCCATCACCATTCTGGCGCGCATCACGGGCTTTCTGCTGAGCTAAGCGAAGAAGTGGGTGATTGATAGTCATACCTTCACCTCAACCTGTTTCAGGAGGCCAGCGATATGCATCTGCCAGCGGTTAAGCGTCAGCTTGTCGCGCGGTGCCGATACCGACGTCAGCTGCCACTCGTTATCGTTGAGCTTTTTGGCGGTGTACTGCTTGCCGTTATGGGTGACTGTCATGATGCCTCCCGAGCGCGGAGCATTGCGTCGGCAATGTGATACGCATCTTCGGCTAATTCTTTGTATTGTGGTGATTCCGGGCCGCCACCAAACGAATGGCCGTCCCATCTGCGCACAATGGATGCCATAGCCTTAGCCGCGAAGTAGTCACGCATGGTTATTCCACGACCACCAAAATCATCGCTGTCCCATGAGTTAATTTCAGGAGTACATACTCCTGATTGTGGAAACGCAGGGCCTCCAGTTTTATTGCTCATAAATCCTCTTGGCCTTATCGCGGCGAACGGAACGGTTAATACAAGACTTCTGCGCTTGTGCGAAAAATATGCTGGCGGTGGATGGCCGCCGGTTGTCATAAATGGGCAGACTCGAAAATCTGCCTATGTATGGTCGATAAAAAACCCGCCGGAGCGGGTCATGGCACCTTCTGTAGTGCTGATGTGCGTGGGTAGTAAAATTTCGGTTTCGCCGTCGACCCTTCCTTCGGATCAACTTTTACGGTGTAACGCGTTTGTTTTTTGTATTCCCACACTTCCGTAATCACACCAGTTTTCGTCTTCCAGCTGCCCGCGGCCTGGCTTGACCACGTAACAACATCTCCTTTCTTAAAATCCATCGCCTTATCCTCTGTCGTTACCCGCCGATGCGGGAGAAATGCTTTGGTGCTGGCTCCCCACTTTCAAGTAGCAGGAAAGGCCGTCGTCGCCTTGGTGAGCCATTACCTCACCAACTAGCTGATAACCGTCTGCCAGCCCAAAGCACTTCGCCACACTCTCGCAGTGGCCGCGCTCATGCCCTTGAGACTCCGTCGCTCATCGCCGCTCATAACCGGTGCGCGTCTGGCGTTCGCGCTGCTTTACCGGCATACCCTTTTCCTCGATTAACCCTCACCAGCGGTATGTCGCAGTTCGGACCTGCGTCTGGCTCTCATAGAGACTCGGGGCCACATCACTACTGCGGCTTGATTGCGCGGCCTGGCCGCTTTAGTGCTTCATTGGAATCACTCCTCTAAGTTGAATCAGCGCCAACTCCCTGCCAGTGTTGCCTGTTCTCACGCCGTTCTCGCTCTCGCGCGGGGATACTCTCTCACCGACCGGATCGCACCCGGTGATACAGCACGTTTCTCGTGTAAGGGTCTAAACAGGTCATTGACGCTGTAAATCTGCATGTTGTTAATGAGCAGGCTACTTGCTGTCCGCCGCTGGCTAACTTCGCTCAGCTGTCGATGTTTCGTTTCGATGGGTTAACAATACTAGCGGTATTAATATATAGCAATACCGCCAGTATTAATAAATCTTTGATTAATACTAAGAGTATGAATTTGATGTGATTTTATTTTTGTAAATACCAGTGCTACGCTTAAAAAAACAGCAGGAGGGATGTGCATGGTTCTGGATGAAGAGCGTATAAGCATGAAAATTCAGGCGATGGGGCGGGCGGTGATGGAATTGTCACTGGCTGATTTACCCATGACCCAGCAAAACATCATCGACAAGCTGGAGCAGTACCGGAAGGAAACAGGAAACGTGATAGGGAAGGGAGTGAACAGGGATGCGGCGGAGTTGGTGCGGAAGGGTAAATAAAAACCCGGCGCAGTGGCCGGGTGGTGGTGAAAAATACTATTTGGCATCCACTATAAATAGCCTATTTATTTGCCCTTTTTTCACAGTGGCCTTTGCAGTTATTGTGAATATGGATGATATGTCGCCCTTCGTTGAGATATAGGCGCTAAGGGCATTGAGGTAGGGGTTGTTCTTTTTGCTTGCAGCAGGATCACTGATTTCAGAAGTTATTCTCTTCTTCGAATCATCTCCTTCAAGTATGATCTTTGCTGTCATATTCTGTGCGTCAAACTCCGTAAGGTAAGCTCGATACTCTCTTAATCCTACAACCTCATCATCTTCAAGCTTGTCTATCTGCTCTTTATCCGCCGCGTCCACCTTTAAAAGACACCCATCTTTGTTAGTGGAAATGCTGATTTGATCACATGTGTTTCCAATCGGAGAAACGGCCTGCCGAACTGCGGGGCGAAGTTCTACAGCCATCTTATCAATCACTGAGATTAACTTATCGATGGTTCCAGAGTCCTTGTTACCTAGCGCCTCTATGGCCTTTTCGAGAACCTGCTGTAGAGCTTTCATTTCATCTTTCTTGTTCGAATTTCTCGCAAATATATATTGAAGTATCGCACCCAGTATAGTTGCGGCGATCCCTGAGAACAACTGATTCTGAGTAACGAAATTTAGCGCAGCTTCTAAAGTGAAGCAATTTGCCCTTGCCTCTCTCGCATATACCTTAACGTCTTGATATGTGGATATTTTGCTGTATTTCTGAGTGGCTGAAAATGATGCTGCTGTAGATAAAACTTTAGAGAATCCCTTTAGAGACTCCCCAAGGCAATTGAGATCAATTTCATGGTTTTCAGCGTCCTTACCGTCATATCTTAGTGATATCTTTATATCTTGTAATACCCCGTCATCCATAACTGCATCCTCAATTCATTGTCATTTGATCGTTCAGTTCACTCATCGGCTAAACCAGCCGCATCTTCGTCTCTACAGCAACACCGATAATTCGACAGTTACCATTCACCGCTACCAATGGCCACTGTGGATTTAAACCCTTCAGGTACTTCTGCGCACCGTCGATCACTAACTTCTTAAATGTTGCCTCGTTCGAATCGGATAGCTTTGCTATTACCAGACTGCCGTTGATTGCCTCGCGCCCAGTATCGAAGAGGACAAAGGTTCCTTCTGGGATGCTAAGACCCGCCGGTGCTGTCATTGAGTCACCATCAACCTGCAGCCAGAACGCCTCCCCCTGAATGTGAGCATCTGATTCAAGCCAAAGGTCTATATCCTTTAGGGTGTACGGCTCAACCGCTTCACACCAGGCGCCCGCCTGAACTTTGCTAATCACCGGATATTTTGAGCCAGGTGAATAATGCCCTGCGAAAGAAGTATTTTCCGACGCCACCGAGCTCATATCAGAGATATCCTTCGCAAGTGACGGGCTGAAATCAGAGACACTAATCCCAAGAAGCCTCGCAAAGACCGATGCTACCGCTGTATTTAAAGCGTTCCTTCCATTGAGATAATGGCCAACGGCACCCTGGGATATGTCCAGCGCGTCCGCAATGGATTGCTGAGTAATACCCAGTTCTTTTTTCTTCGCTTCGTAAAGGGCTTTTAAACGCTTTGAATCAGCCACTTGAGCGGGGGTGAGGATCTTTTTCTTTTCCATTTTCAGATATTAATACCAAAGCTCATATTTTTAAAATACCGGCGGTATTTATTTATCTAATACTTGTGGTATTGTTTTTGTATTAACGGTAAGGAGCAACGCTAAACATGAAAATTTCACTCGCCGAGTATGTCGACGAAGTTGGCCAGGTAAAAGCAGCTGATGCCATTGGTGTCCATCAAACGGCAATTAGCAAAGCGATCAGGGTCGGCCGTCAGATTTTCATCAACAAGCTTCCTACTGGCGAGGTTAAGGCGGTCGAGTACCGCGAATTTCCTCACAGTAAGAAACAGGAACATCAGGAATAGCAAATGCATTCACTTGCGTATCAACAAGGTAACAAATTTTCGCCAACGGCGATGATTTACCAGAATCGCCGGGAACCTGAATCCGCGGCGTTAAACATCGATGGGATCCGCGCAGCTGTTCGCGCCTGGGCAGCTGATTGCCGCAGCCGTGAATTTGTTGCGGCGCTGATTGTGGAAGAGTGGCGGTCAACCGGCGGAACCGGTCTGGATATCCCGACTGACTCGCACCGTCAGATGCAGAAAGTGTTTCGCTGGATCGATGGCGACACAGAGTACGCCGCCAACAACATTCGCCAGCTGGCGCCGGCAATCATGTCCGTCCTGCCGCTGGAGTATCGAAACCGCCTGGCGCCACAGAACGACACGATGTCGCTGATCGCCTCTGCGATGAAAGAGTGTGCCGAGGCTAAACAGGCCGTGCTGCTGGACGCTCCAGAGCATCAGAAGCTGAAAGAGGTAAGCGAGGGTATAGCGTCGCTGTTCCGCCTCATGCCGGAGCAGGTGGGGCCGCTGATGACGATGGTTACATCGATGCTGGGGGCCATGTGAGAACTACAGAAATGGAGAAAGCCGGTCTGCGCGAACAGAGCCGACTTTCTGGTGCAACAAACGCTAGTCAATTGCGAGGTCATTATGACAAACGCTAATCCAAAACGCCAGGCGCAGGAGGTTTAACTGTGTCGAACGTCGCTTACGCAAATTTCGCGGCGCATTCCGCCGCCAGGAGCAACCGGATGGAGAACCAGAAAACCGGATTCATCCCGTTGTACCGGAGTGTTCTTAAGCAAACCTGGTCGAAGGACGTCTTCCTGCGCACGCTGTGGGAAAACCTGCTGCTGTGTGCTGCTCGCCAGCCATATACAGCAAACTTCAAGGGGCGCAAATGGCCGCTGCAAACCGGACAACTGGTCACCACCTCAGCCGATCTCGGGCTGAATTTATGCGACAGGGAAGGGAAGCCATGCAGTCGCCACGCCGTAGACAGGATGCTTGATGTTTTCGAGCGTGAAGGGATGATTTCTCGCTCCGGAGAGAAGCGAAAGGGCTCTGTGATAACCATCACAAATTACGCTGAATATGCTCAAAAAATGGACGATTTACCCGAGCGTATCACCGCGCATATCTCCGCGCTTAATGCCGAGCATGGCGAATCCAGTAATGGCGCGGCTTCGGAAGGTTATGCCGCGCATAACGGAGCGCATTTACCCGAGCGTTTCACCGAGAATCATGAACAACAATGTAATAACAACAATAAAAACATTAAAAGATCTTCGTCCGAGAATTCTGACGAATCCTCTGACGCACGTCTGAAGAAATTTTTATCAGCTCATCCAGAAGCTGCGGTTTACACCCCATCCGGTGCGAAGTGGGGATCGGCTGAAGACCTCGAGATCGCTAAGTGGATTTCCTCCAGGGTGAAGCTGATTAACCCAACCTGCAAAGCCCCGGACATGACCTCCTGGTCTAACACCGTTCGCCTGATGCGCCAGATAGACAACCGGTCGCACCAGGACATCTGCGCGCTGTATGACTGGGCAAGCAAACACCACTTCTGGCAGACCAACATCCTGAGCCCGGAAAGCCTGCGTAAGCAGTGGGACAAACTGACAATGCAGCGTAATTCTGGAGGCGAGCAGCGCGCAGCTAAGCCGGATCTGGACTTCAACAACACTGACTGGGCCTATGAGGTGATTCGATGAAATCTCTTGCAGAGCAGATGCGTAACCACGACCGCGAGCAGATGAGCCGCATGGCCCACAACCTGCCAGAGCAGTACCAGGAGCGGGCGCCGGTCGAGCAGGTGGCTCAGGTATTCAACAAGCTGTTCAACGAGCTGCGCGCCGCGTTCCCGGCCAGCATGGCGAACTTCCGCAGTCAGGACGACCTGAACGAATTCCGCCGTCAGTGGCTGCTGGCGTTTCAGGAGAACGGGATCCACTCAATGGCCCAAGTCGATGCTGGTATGCGCATTGCCCGCCGCCAGGAGCGTCCATTCCTGCCGTCGCCGGGCCAGTTCGTAGCATGGTGCAAACAGAGCGGCGGGGTGCTGGGCGTAAACGTTGACCAGGTGATCGCCGAATACTGGGACTGGCGTAACCGCTCGTTCGAGTTCACTTCCAGTGAGCAATTCCCCTGGTCCCAGCCGGTCATGTACCACATCTGCGTTGAGTTGCGCCACCGCAGCACAGAGCGCCAGTTGACTCATGGTGAACTGGCACACGAGGCGGGCGATCTGCTGGACATGTGGGAGAAGCGCGTCACCGAGGGTAAGCCAGTGCCGCCGGTACGCCGGGCGATTGCCGCACCGGCTGCCGAGCATGGGCCAACGCCGATCCAGCTGCTGCTGGCGAAGTACAACCGCAACAAGTCTAACGGGATGGTGTGACATGACCATAACAATTCGTGGGCAGATTCTTGCAGCCCTGCGTAATAACCCGGGCCTGAATAGTGCTCGCATTGCCACCATGATCGGCATGACCACCAAAAAGATTTCCGGCCCGTTAAGTACGTTGTTTGCAGACGGCCTGATCGAGTTCGAAGGAAAGCACGGCCAGCGGCTTTATCGGCTGACAAGCTACGGCATGAAATACGCACCGGAAACCATACCGGCCATGCCGAAGGGAAATTCGAAGCTGGTGCAGCGCACAGAGGTAAACGTGATCTGCCAGGAGTGCCGCAACAGTCCGGCGATGAAAAGGGTATTGATGGTTTGGGGGAGGGTAGGGGTATGAAATTATTTGAGATGGAAGGTTTTCTGCGTGGCAAGTGCATTCCACGCGATCTGAAGGTTAACGAAACCAACGCCGAGTATCTTGTGCGTAAATTTGCCGAAGCAGATGCCATGTGCGCGGCGCTGGCTGCGGAGAATACGGGGATGAAGGCTAAGGGCCGCGAGCTTCTGGGTGAAGCGTGCGCCGTGTACGCAAAGTTCAATAAACTGATCGACCCGGAGATCGGGGATTTTATCGATGGTCAGACGCTTCATGAATTCCAGTATGTGCTCGACTGCGAAACCCCGGCCACCGACGCTTTCCTGGCGGAAGTGCGGGCGCAGGGCGTAGAGATGCTCACCAAAGAGATGCATGCAGATATCAGCGGTGATGATGCACGCGAGTTCGCCGACAATCTTCGCAAAGGAGTGCAGTCATGATTACAGGAACCTCTCATTACGACGAAGTCCAGGTGGTGCCATGCACAATCTGCGGCGGTTACTACAAGGCTGATGAGCCAGAAATACACGTCTGCGAGGAGGCCGCCCAATGAGCAACATCGACAAACGCGCATTACGAGAAGCTGCGGAAAAGGCTACGAAAGGTCAGTGGGCTGTTGAGTTCGACGATGAGGTTTACTCCACTGATGGCGTGAACAATGAGCAAATAGCCATGGTGTTCAGTGAAAACGAAGTGCGTGACGCTGCGTTCATCGCCGCCGCTAACCCCGCCACCGTGCTGGCGCTGCTGGATGAGCTGGAAGCCAAAGACCGTCGCATCGAAGAAGAGATTGCCCGAGCTAACCGCGAGCATCACCGTGGTTTCATGATGGCGTGCGGGCATCTTAAAGAGCATTCAAACGTTCATTATGCTGATGCTGCCGAGATGGAGATAGCAGCCCTTCGCAATCGCATCAATGAGTTGGAGTCCGCCGCAGCCGGTAAAGGAGGTGCATCATGATCACCTTCACCAAAGAACAGCTTATCGCTTCTGCGCACGCGCGTATTGAGTTTGCAGAGATGATGCTGGCTGGAGAGTTAGAGCCCCTCAAAGAGCGCACATGGTCAATTGAACTGGAGCTGGCGCGTATCGCGCTGGCATCGCTCGAAGCGGAGCCTGTGGCGTACATGTACAAAGACAATCTTCACGCTGATGCTCGGTTCAGCCTACATACAAGATTTGGCAACTGGTCTCAGGAAGATATCAACGAGTACGAAATTACAGAGATTCCACTCTACACCGCCCCGCCAGCGCCGGTATCTGTGCCTGATGCTATTCATTCTCAAGGCGAAAAGTCAGCCTCTGATGATTACTACGCGCTCGGCTGGAACGCCTGCCGCGCCGCCATGCTTCAGGGTGCCGATGGCAACGCTCCGGCGCACTTCCGTAGCCGACCAGCGCAAAGCAGCCTCTCTCCGGCGCAAGGCGGCAACTCTCCGGTGATTCCGGATGGTTGGGTGGCTTGCAGTGAGCGAATGCCAGAAGGAATGACGGATGTGCATATTTCTAATGGTCATGATGTAGGCCAAGGGTGGTGGGATGGAGAAACCTGGCAAACACAACACGATTACTATTCTGTGCCTGGAGATGTCACTCACTGGATGCCACTTCCAGCAGCACCGCAGCAGGAGGTGAAGTGATATACTCTCGCCATTCTGTGGAGGGAGTATGAGAAATAATCCAAGTAAGCACGATATCCATTTTTTTGATAAATATATTAAATGGCTCTCAAGCAAACCCATAATGATCTCTGCCTGGCTATTAACTATGGCGGCTGGGGTTGTTGCTTCTTACTGCTTAAAACAGTGGTCTATATTACCCAGATTTGGTTGCATGGGGATAATGATTGGAACTCTTTTGACATTATCCCCTCTTTTTGCTCAAGGAGTTTACCTGTCTCGTTCTGAGGCGGCTATTGCATTCGGGCATGAGGATGAAGATGGGAATTTGGTAGTAACAAGCCCAAAAGGTAGGGCGGTGTCGAGAAATATACTTTATGGTGTTTTGATGATTGTTATTTCATCGATTATCAATGCTTTTGGAGATCTTTTAGGTTATTACTATGCCTGATTTCAACATCGCAGCAAAATCGAAAGAAGAGCAGGACAAGGTTAACGTGGGCCTTGCTGCTTCTGGCGTAGCGTACAAAGAGCGCATGAATATGCCGGTTATCGCTGAGCAGGTAGCTCGCGAGCAGCCAGAGCACCTGCGTGAATACTTCATGGAACGAGTGCGTTTCTACCGCGAGCAGAGCCTGACACTGCCAAAAGCATCCGATCCGCGCTATCTGGATATGGCATCCCAGAACGAGAAAAAATGAGGATTTATGTTCAATATTATTATTCTTAAAGGTGAATTTGGTACTTTTGTTGATGTTCAAAAGTATAGTGGTGAAATTCCACCCAGCACAACATCTCTAAAGCTAGATGGAGAAACTTTCAAGCTATCCCTTTACGAGTTAAATGACAGACAGTATTTAATTGCACATCAGCACGATGTTACAGAGGAAAACAGATCCGCTGTAGATGACGCCATCATTCAGTTGAACATCAAACCAGTTGGTTGATTTACAATAATCAACCAGCCATAATTACTTCACCAGAGCCTGAACAACTCTGGTGACTTCTGCGCATTTAAGGGGACTTAAATGCGACCACAACTTGAACGTATCACCTTGTCACAGATGCTTAACGGCACCTGCGATTTTCTGCATTCTGCGTTACCTCTCGGAGGTGGCGTATGATTCTCCCAAAAGACGGCATCAAGCTACATCGTGGCAATATTAATGCTATCACCCAGCACCTTCACCCACTTCTGAATGACGGGCAATGCTTCCGCCTTCAAATTAAGCCGTGGAGAGAGAAGCGCAGCCTGTCTCAAAATTCACTTCTTCATATGTGGCTGGCTGAAATCAGTGAATACCTGATTAAATCCGGGCGCACTGACGCTACCCCAGAGTGGGTTAAGCGCAACCTCAAAAAGACCTATCTCGGCTGCGAAGAGGTGACTTATACCGACTTCATCACCGGTGAGAAGACCACCACCTGGGAGCCGCGCCACACCGCAGACCTCGACACCGGGGAAATGCATATCTTCCTGGTGAAGGTTGAAATGTGGTGCGCTCAGTTCGGCCTGGCGCTGACTATCCCGACCGGCTGCGAGTACCAGCAACTGCGCGATAAGCAGGAGGCCTGATGTCTACTCCACTTTCTCGCGTCATCACCAACGAAATCTTCCGCGTTCCGGCGCGCCGCAAGCGTAAGCCCGCGGTTAAGCCGTCCGACATCCCGACCTTGAAAGGCTACACCGCCCGTCTGGTGGATCAGAAATGGCTGCGTCTCGCGGCGAGGAGGGCGCATGGCTAATTTATGCAAAGCGGCACGCGGCCGCGAATGTCAGGTGCGGATCCCCGGCGTATGCAACGGCAATCCTGAAACCTCAGTACTGGCTCACATACGTCTTGCTGGTCTATGCGGGACCGGAATTAAGCCGCCTGACCTGATCGCCACCATCGCATGCAGCAGTTGCCACGACGAGATTGATCGCCGCACCCGTCTGGTCGATGCGGAATATGCAAAGGAGTGCGCGCTGGAGGGCATGGCCCGCACACAGGTTATCTGGCTGAAAGAGGGGCTCGTAAAAGCATGAATGAATATCGCATCAGCCTCCCGTGGCCGCCGAGCAACAACCGCTACTACCGGCATAACCGCGGGCGCACGCACATCAGCACAGAGGGGCAGGCGTACCGCGACAGTGTCGCCAGAATCATCAAAGACTCAATGCTGGATATCGGCCTGGCTACACCCGTGAAAATACGCATTGAGTGCCATATGCCGGATCGCCGCCGCCGCGACCTGGACAATCTGCAAAAGGCCGCGTTCGACGCCCTGACGAAATCCGGGTTCTGGCTCGATGACCAGCAGGTCGACTACTACAGCGTGAAGAGGATGCCAATCGTCAAAGGCGGCAGGCTTGAACTGACCATCACCGAACTGGAGGCCGAATGAACCACACAGACTTCCTGCGGTACCAGGCAGAAAGCGTTAAGCGCGCCAGCATGCCGCCAGTAGCAAAGCATAGCCAGACCAAAACCAACCAGCCACAGAAGGAAGCCGCATGAACAGTCAGCAACTGGAATACGTACGTCAGCAGCTCATTGTGGCGACCGCAGACCTCAGCGGTGCGACGAAAGGGCAGTTGGTAGCTTTTGCCGAGAACGCGCAATTCACCGCGACAGCGCGCAGCCGGGGCCGGAAAAAGGTATTCGACAAGGATAAGCAGCGCATGGTCAGCCCGGACGGGCCGCCGATGAGCGGCAGCCAGTCCCGCGCCAAGGGATCGTCTATCGCGTTAGTCAGCCCGGTTGAGTTCGGCACCGCTTCATGGCGCCGCGCTGTCTTGTCGCTGGAGGACCACCAGAAAGCTTGGCTGCTGTGGAACTACAGCGAGAATATCCGCTTCGAGTACCAGGTGGCTATCACCCAGTGGGCGTGGGCAGAGTTCCGGGAGCAGCTCGGCGCGAAGAAGGTGGCCGGCAAGACGATGGAGCGCCTGAAGAAACTGATCTGGCTGGCGGCGCAGGACGTTAAGGCAGAGCTGGCGGGCCGTGAGACTTACGAATATCAGGCGCTGGCAGAGCTGGCAGGCGTAGCGAAATCCACATGGACGGAAACGTATCTGCCTCACTGGCTGGCAATGCGTAACAGCTTTAAGCGACTCGATAGCGGTGCGCTTATCTCAGTAACGCGATCACGTTCACAACAAAAGGCAACAAATTTAGATGTAAGTCTTGCAAAACCGAACTGAAACGCATATATTTCATGTAAATCTGATATCGTCGCCATAGCTTTGATTGTCGACACAAAGAATTCAAACCCGAGGTTTACGCCTTGGGTTTTTTGTTTTGTGTCCCGTGATTTCTTCGCTTAATTACTCCTTCATGGTAAGAAAATACCTGGTAACTAAAGGGAAGGGGTGGTTATGAGTAATGCGGTTTGCAGTAATGAGAAATGCAAAAAGGAATTCATTTACTGGGAGCATAGTGGCGGCTATCCGGGTGGGAAGGAAAAAGAAACAATAGTTTGTCCTTACTGTGGTCATGAAAATGGATTTGTGATGACCAGTGGTTTGATTTCAAGTAAGAAACTTGAGGATAAATAATCAACGAGCCTCGGCATCCAGCTGGGGCTTTTTTGTATCTGCACAACAGGAAAGAGCATTGAACAAGGCTAAATCCGGAAGACGCGACTAATGCCATCCGGGCGTCCAGTGCTCTATCCGTTGTGGTGTAACTCAATTCCCGCTTGCGGGTTGAATGGGTAGAGTAATGCATCAACCGGTTATCCGGCAGGGCAGGCATGAAGCTAGTGCTGAACCTGAGTATCGGTTCGAGTCCGATCGCCACACACAGAACCCACTACCTGGGACCCTTCGGCCAAAGAGCCGACATTGCCTTACCCTCATCTTCCCGGCCTGTTGCCGGGTTTTTTATTCCAGGCCCCGGGAACCATCCTCGACATGCCTTCTTGTTAAATCGTCCCGAGGGCCTGACCTAATCAACCAGCACCAAGCAGGTGCGAACATGAAGAAAACCACTATGCAAGACAGACCAGATACCTGGGCGGTGATGCTTGCGTGGCTTGTAAACCACAAAAACGAAGCTGGCTATTCGGTACTGGCTTTTGTCATGTCGATACTCGCTACCTCGCGCGGCGCGAAATCAAAGTGGAAAGACCGGATCGCCGGCGCAACGATGTGCGGGATCCTTTGCTTCTTCGCTCAGCCGACACTCACGGCTATATGGGCAATCTTCAACTGGAATTTCCCCCCTGAGCTTTGCTGGCCGATCTCGGCTGGCGTCGGGTATGTGGGGGTGGATTCGCTTTTCGCCTATGCGCGCCGTCGCCTTGGCCTGAATGAACCGGGAGACAAAGCAAATGCTGACCCTCAGTAAATTCCAGCAAGCAACGGGAACCAGTGCGGCACTGGCAGGGAAGTGGTTTCCTGTCGTGCTGGCAGCAATGCAGAAGTACGACATAAGCACACCTTTAAGGCAGGCGCACTTCCTCGCACAGGTTGGGCATGAATCATCTGGCTTCGTGCATGTGGAAGAAAGCCTTAATTACCGCTACGGCGCATTGCTGGCGATGTTCGGCAATCGCATCAGCCAGGCGGACGCCTTTAAATATGGCCGCGTTGACTCGGGCCAGAATGCTCACCCGGCCGACCAGAAAATGATTGGCAGCATCATCTACGCCAACCGGAACGGGAACGGCGATCGCAACAGTGGTGATGGATATCGTTACCGCGGGCGCGGCCTGATTCAGGTGACGGGGAAAGCGAATTACGCCGCGCTGGTGAAGCAGCTTGGCGTTGATATCGTAAAGAGCCCGGAACTACTTACTCAGCCTCAATATGCTGCTGAATCCGCAGCCGCCTGGTGGAGCAATCACGGACTTAACGCTATCGCTGACTCAGATGATGTTAGCCGCATCACCAGAATCATCAACGGTGGTATCAACGGACTGGAGGACAGGAAAGCCCGCTTGACTAAAGCTAAGGGGGTTTTATGTTCGGGTTAATCAGTTTATTCCGCATTTTCAAAAATAATGCGCACATTCTTATTCCTTGCGCGTTCATCATCCTTGTCGCTATCTGCTTGTGGGGGCTGAACGCCCGCAATCATCAGTTGACGGCGACGAACGACAGGCTGACACAGCTTAACGACAGCAAGGATGTGCAGATCAACGACCTGAGGGCTAAAAATGACGATCTGGCGGGGAGCGTTAAAGAACTTGCTGGCGCCGTTAACAGGCAAAACGTGGTCATGTCTGAAGTCGCAGAGCAAAGGGCTGAATCGGCCAAGCAGAACCGAATGCTACAGAGCGAAATTAAGCGCTACCTGGCGGCAGATAAGTGCGCTGCTGCTCCTGTTCCTGATGCCGCTGTTGAGCGGTTGCGCGCAGCAGCAGAAGCCGCCCGTGGAATACCGGGTGATAAAGCAGCCGGCCCTTAACCTTCCGGCGGAGCTGACGTCGCGCCTTGATGTGCCGGATCTTCCAGACAATCCCTCATATGGTGACAGTGTTTCGATGAACGCGACGCTTTACGGTATCGTCGGGCAGTGCAACATCGACCGGGCAGCAATTCGCAAAATTGAGAAAGGGCGAAATGATGAAAATCAACCAGTGCAGTGAAGGATTCGACAACCCATCCAAGTTCCGCGAGGAATGGGATAAGCAGACCCAGGGGAAATAGAGCCTCATCCCTGAGGTTCTGACACAGTCTCTCCTCTGGACTTTAACCGTAGCAAATTCTCACAGCCTCGCATCCGCGGGGCTTTTTAATACCAGAAGAAGCAGGAGAAGAAGCATGTTAACAGTAAAAGTGATGTCGCCAGGTGGCGGTGAAGAGATTCATTGCGGTCTGAGCGTTGGCTTTAATCCCACCCAGCAGAGCATCGCGGTATCTGGAATGGACAAAAATGTATTCCTGAAACCCGGCGATGTCGCCTACGTGATGAACCAGAACGGGAAGACGGTATCTCGCTACGAGCATGTTGAGCAGCAGTAGGCATTACAACAGGCATTCACTGAGTGCCTGTGATAATGATCTGTGTAACCCCGCAAGGATGGTGATCACATCTTGCTGACGGGTAAGCCGTAAGTGGCTAAGCACTTCTGAGAAGCAGGGCAACAGCTGCGACAAGGCAAAGAGGTAATCATGTCAGACATCTACCAAATCACCCTAACCACCCAAACAGGCGAAACCTTCACAGGCAAGATGTCACGACGTCAGCCTGAGCTGGTTAACGGCTTTGTGCCGCTGGCGACCGAGACGGGAGAGTGGCTTTACTTTGCTCCTGCTGATGTGAAGCGAGTGGAGTTCACGCCAGTACCAGCAGAGGAAGACACCAATGGCGACGAGCAGACTGTCAGTTGAAATCAAAAGCAGGTGGTGGCTTCCCGTTTACATCAAGACGATGACACTGCTCTGCTTGATGATGCGGTGCGAGCCTGATTACCAAAAGGTGGGTAACTTCATCGTTAAGTATGGCATTAGCCAGAAGTTGAAGTATGAGCCTGTAAATAGATAACGGAGTAACGAATGAGCAAACCGGACTGGGAGGCCATCGAGACGGCGTACCGGGCCGGAGTGATGTCCCTCCGAGAAATAGCATCACAACACGGTATCAGTGAAGGCGCTATCCGTAAACGTGCCAAGCGTGACGACTGGTCGCGTGACCTGAATGCTAAGATTCAGCAAAAGGCTGATGATCTGGTACGCAAACGGGAGGTACGCAAACAGGTACGCAACGAAAGCACTTTGACCGAACGCGTACTGATAGAGGCGACTGCCGAGGTGATTGCCACGGTACGCATGGAGCACCGGGGAGATATCCGCCGGGCTCGCGAACTGACCAACATTCTATTCGATGAGTTGGCTGGAGAGTGTGGCGATGTGGTCGCGCTTGAGATGCTCGGTGACCTGATGCGATCTCCAGACGACAAGGGTATGGATAAGCTCAACGATCTGTACCACAAAATAATCAGCCTGCCTTCCCGCGTTAAATCCATGAAAGACCTGAGCGACAGCCTGAAGACGCTGATCGGCCTCGAACGTGAGGCGTACAGCATCGAGAATAAGGCTGAAACGAAAGAGGTTACGCATAACGTCATGCTGGTACCAACCAGTGACAGCGTGGATGACTGGGAAGCGGCAGCGAAGAAACAACAGGACGGGGTGCTCGGTGGATGAATTACAAAGCTGTATGGAAGCCTCTGCCTGGATCTCAGTCTCTGGCGCTGAGTTGCCCATGTAACGAAATTCTATTCGAAGGTACTCGCGGCCCGGGTAAAACCGCTGCGCAGTTAGCGAGGTTCAGGCGTAATGTCGGAGTGGGCTATGGCTCGTTCTGGCGCGGCGTCATCTTCGACACCGAATATAAGAACCTTGCCGACATCATCACTCAGTCGAAGCGTATGTTTCGCCTGTTCAACGACGGTGCACGCTATCTGTCATCTGCAAGCGAATTGCGATGGGTGTGGCCCACTGGCGAGGAGCTTCTCTTCCGCTTCGGCAAAGAGGCTGACGACTACTGGGATTTCCACGGGCAGGAATTTCCGTTTATCGGCTTTAACGAGCTGACGAAACAACAGTCCCCAGAGTTCTACGAAATGATGTTCTCCTGCCGACGCTCATCGTTCAGGCCGGAGAACTACCCGCTGGATAATGGCAAGTTACTGAAGCCAATCCCGCTGGAGACTTTCAGCACGACCAACCCGTTTGGCATCGGGCATACCTGGGTGAAGAAGCGCTTCATTGAGCCAGCGCCGCGCGGAACCGTGCAGCGCGAACGGCAAATGGTGTTCAACCCTCAGACAGAACGAGAAGAGGAAATCACGCTGACCCGCGTGGCCATCCACGGATCGTTCAAAGAGAACCCGTACCTCGACCCGCAGTACATCGCGACGCTGATGGCAATTAAAGACCCTAACCGACGCAAGGCGTGGGTTGAGGGCTCCTGGGATGTGACCAGCGGCGGGCGATTCGACCACCTGTGGAATGAATCGCTGCACGTCATTAAGCCGTTCCACATACCGGACAGCTGGACAGTTGACCGCTCCCATGACTGGGGTGAGTCGAAGCCGTTCTCTAATCTGTGGTGGGCGCAGGCTGATGGCACTGCCGCCGAGCTGCCTGATGGTCGGCAGTTCTGCCCGCCGGCAGGGACGTTAATCCTGATCGGAGAATGGTATGGCTGCCCGCCTGATGAGCTGAACAAAGGCCTGAATATGTCATCCACTAACGTCGCGAAAGGCGTGGCGTGGATTGACAAGCGGCTGGTGGGCGAAGACGTCGACGAGCCGGAAGAAGTACAGGGCAAGGGTCAGATGCACATCTTGCCGGGAATATGCAGCAGCGTTATTCCGGGGCCGGCTGACGGCGCAATCTTCAATACTGGCGATAACGAGCTATCAATCGCACAGAAAATGGAAGCGCAGGGCGTTACCTGGCTGCCAGCCGATAAGAAGCCAGGATCACGCATCAATGGTGCATCGCTCTTTGCCGACATGCTTGAAGCAGTGGTCGAGGGTAAGAAAACTGAATCAGGCATGCCGGATAAGCCAGCATTTTACGTCATGGAGCATTGCAGAGGCTGGATCAGCCGCATACCAGTGCTTGTACGCGACGATAAAAAGCCTGATGACGTGGACACCACCCAGGAAGACCACGACTACGACGCTACGCGATACCGCGTGCTGCATTCGCCGAAGCAGGTCGGCGCAGTATTCTTCTAAGGAGCTCATCAGTGAGTGAACAACAAGGCGAGGTTTCATTCCTCGTTAATGCCCTTGCTGATGCTATCGGGCAGCAGCGCATGCTGTACGCAGGCCAGCCGGGAAACACCAAACGCACGAAGTTGTGGGATGAGTTCGGCTATCCAAACAGTCTCGAGTTCGACCGCTACTACCGGGCATACGAGCGCAACGCGGTGGCGTTTGCCGCAGTCCATAAGCTTCTTGATTCGTGCTGGGTTGATAACCCGACGATCATCGACGGCGACGACGGTAAGGAGTCAACCGAGACAACGGACTGGGAAAAGTCAGCCACTAAGCTGCTGAAGAAGCACTGGCCGAAAATTAAGGACGCGGATCGCCGCAATCTCGTTGGCCGATACTCAGCATTGCTCATTCAGTTCCGGGACGGGAGGGAATGGCCGGAGCCAGTCGACCGCGCGAAGGTTAAATCCCTACGGAATATCGGTAACGGACCCATTGTTAAGCTGATCCCCGCGTGGGAATCGCAGATCAAGCCGGGTAATTTCGATACCGACACGCTTTCAGAAACCTACGGCCAGCCAGTTTCGTACAACTTCAACGAGCAGCCCGTTGGTGATGATGGCACGTACGGCCCGGTGCGCGGCGTTACCGTACACCCCGAGCGAATCATCATCCTCTGCGAAGGCTCAGAAGACGAGAACATGCTCTCTGGCGTGCCTTTCCTGCGCGCGGGCTTCAACAAATTGCTCGACCTCGAAAAGGTTTCTGGTGGTAGTGCAGAAGGGTTCCTGAAGAACGCTAGTCGCCAACTTGCGATAGCTTTTGATAAAGAAACTGGCATAGCGAATCTATCAAAGCAAGCCACAGACGCCGGCTACAAAGACCTGGGCGAAGCGCTTAACGACAAAGTCGCCAAGATGAACCGTGGCACAGATGCTGCCCTGGTAATGCAGGCCGGCACGCCGTCGGTGCTTTCCGTAGCAGCCGCCGATCCATCCCCTACATGGACGGTGGCCGCCAACGAGTTTGCATCCTCGATTCAGTGCCCGTTCACCATACTGTTTGGTCAACAGACGGGACGCCTTGCCTCCGATGAGGACAAAACAGACTGGGCGAAGCGTTGTAACGGCCGCCGATGGGGATTCCAGTCAACGATTGTAGGGAGCGTGCTTGAGCGCTTCTGGACAGTAGGTGTCATTGACCCGCCTTCATCCGGAGAGGTTACGCTGGCATGGTCTGATCTGCTCGCTCCGAGTGAGAAAGAGAAGATTGCCAACATGCAGGCAATGGCTGTCGTGGCGAAAGATACTCAGCAGGCATACGGCACTCCGGCAGTGGATGAAAACGAAATCCGCGCAGTCGGTGAGTTGGAACCTCGCAAGGTCATGTCGCCACCTAACCCTGATGTAAAGCAAACCGATAAGGATCCGCTGACAGATGATGATGACAGCGCAAACCAGAATCGGGACGCCGATCGTACCGCGCAATAAAGCTGACCCTACGCAGTCCTCGCGGCAGGTCAGCAGGATGTTCAATGATATCGAAGACCGGTATCTGAACATCAAGCGCAGGCTTAAGGCTCTGTTTGATCTGCGGCTGACTGGGCAGCAGCGTGAGGCGAACGCACAGCAGTCCTGGATGATGTGCAACAACGAGGGCGCAGAACCTTCGCTGTATCAAGTCAATGCCGGTAAGTTCGTCTATGACATGACCGCTGCTGAATTGGCCGATCTGCTCCAGGTGGTGCAGTCGATTCTAAATGATGAGCTTCTTGAAGGCGGCAGTCAGAACCTATGGGCGATGGACTACGTCATTGCGGAATATGACCGCGGCACGCTAAACGCCTTCACCAACCTGTCGGTGCAGTCTCAGGTATACGCCAGTCAGACTACGCTACAGCAGCTTTTAAGCAGCCCGGGCTACCTGAACCAGATTGCGGCGGCCAGGCTGACAACGTTCAGTGACTGGAAGGTCATCAGCGATACAGCCCGCGGCGACCTGACCAACATCATCACTGACGCGGTGGCGCGCGGAGTAAACCCACGCGAGACGGCCAGCGTAATCAGTAAGCGCATCGATGTGTCCATGTCGAAAGCAAAGAACATCGCTCAGACCGAGCAGGTCGGCGCGCTGCGGCGGGCTCAGTGGAATGAAACGGACTGGGCTGCTGGCCGGCTGGGGCTGAATACCGGCCTGCTGTGGCTGTCAGCGCTAAAGCCTACGACGCGTACCTGGCACGCCAGCCGTCACGGCAAGGTCTACACCACCGAAGAGGTGCGGGACTTCTATGCTGAGAACGGCAACCGGTACAACTGCTATTGCAGTCAGATACCGGTGCTGCTCAACGACGACGGCAGCATTTTCAACGAGGGGCTGACGGAGAGGCTAAAAAAAGAGAGGATGAGCTGGAAAGAAGGGGCATAATTACAGTTCATTCAGACCGATAGAGGTAGTCATGCTTAATAAATATTTTGTAGCTTATCAAATCTTGAAAAATGGACAGGCCTATATTACAGGATCGACAGTTGTAGCCGATCCTGAAGGATTGGAGCCGGATGTTTTCTTTATGAATACAGCAAAAGAAATAGCCAAACAAAGAATGGTTATGCCTGATGCAGTAATCATTACCGCATTCAATCGGGTTAATTAACCACAAGTAAGTTTCAGTGCAACCTAAACCATTATCTACCCAGCCATAGCGCTGGGTTTTTATTGCCTGAAATCCACCAACGAGGACCCAGCATGAAACGCAACCGCGTTAACGTGCTGACCGTCGTCAACTCCGCTTCAACCATCACAACTGAAACCATCGACGGCAAGCCACATATCGTGGTTCGCGGCATCACGCCTGTCGTGGACGATATCGTGATGAACCGGAAGTTGTACCCGGCAGCAGAAATCGAAAAGGCCTACAACACGCTTGAGCGTAACCCGATGCCGCTGGGCCACCCGAAAGTGGACGGCAAGCATGTGTCGGCGCGAGATGTCCGGGCGGTGAACGAGTACCACGTCGGTGCATGGCTACAGAACGTCAGCCACAAAGACGGCAAAGTGACGGGTGATATGTACGTTAACCGCCAGTACGCCGAATCCAGCGAGAAGGGTAAGCGCCTGATTAATCGCCTGGATGAGATGCTGGCCGGTACCAACTCCGACCCGATCCATATCTCCACCGGCCTGCTGTATTCCGGTATCGCCGCCAACGGCGAGTCGAAGGGCAAAAAGTACAACGAGATCGCCACCAACATGATGTTTGACCATGTGGCGGTGCTGCTTGATGAGCCCGGCGCCGGTACGCCGGAGGAGGGCGTGGGCATCTTCGTTAACGCCGAGGGTGATGAACTCGAAATCGAGGTCGTTAATCTCAAAGAGTCCGCTACCCCAGACCAGCAAGACCCCGCATTCAAAACATTTTTCAACCAGCTAAAGGCGTTTTTCGGCGCCAACAGCGATTCAACCCAGAAGGAAACAGACCCGATGAAAGAGCTCATCGTTAATGCGCTGAAGGCCAAAGGTAAATCGGTTGACGGTAAAACCGATGCCGAACTGATGGACGCATATAACCAGATGTTGGCAGAAAACTCCGACAGCAAAGAAGAAACGCCTGAAGAGAAGGCCGCACGTGAGAAGAAAGAAGCGGATGACAAGAAGGCTAAAGAGCAGGCCACGAACAGCGAAGAGATGCCAGTGTGGGCGCAGAAACTCGCCGATCGCGTGGATGTCGTTTTCAACAGCCTGAACGCTAATGCCGACAAAGAGAAAGGCGAAAAGCGCGCGGCTGTGAAGTTGGCGATGAACATGAGCGATGACGAAGTCGCAGACCTGGACGGTAAGGCGCTCGACGCTATGTATGCCAAGTGCCAGACATCTTTCGGCCTGAACGGTGCGTTCCGCCAGGCTACCAACACCCAATCAGTCAGCGAAATGCCGGAGTAAAAAATGGCTAAAGACGGAAAGCATATCATCCACGCCGGCGGCGTGTTCCCTAATCCGCTGCTTAACCGTGAAGGCGCGGCCGCGGCATCTACTCCGCCGGGTACCATTGGCTTCTTCAGTGCAGCGGACAAGTTCACTGCCTCTGTGGATGGCAATGAGGCTGCAATTCTGTATGTGGCCAACAAAGACTATCTGCGCTGCCTGTCAGTGGACGACGCTATCCCTGCTGGCGAGCTTGTCGTAGGTATTCAGCCTCTGCCGGGCATGTTCCTCAACGTTCGTGCCGAAGCCGGCACCTACACCAAGGGACAGGCGCTCTCTATTGCAAACGGTCGAGTCAAGGTGGCTGCTGGCGATGAGTCAGTGCGCTGCTACGTCGAGGAAGACAAATCATACACAGCGGCGGCAGGCGATCTGCTTCGTGTCGTAATCAAATAAGGAGCGGATATGTTTGTATTCTCCAAGTCTATCGGTGAAAAGACCGGTAACCTCGCGGTAAATCAGGCGCAATGGCGCGCTCTTGAAATTGAGCGAAACGCCAGTGCTCAGGCAGCAGCGGATTTCTTGGCGCGCACTCAGTTCCGTGGCGATGCAGAAAACGCTCCTTATCTCGATGCGGTGAACGCAGTTGACGATATTCGTCGCCTGTATCGCGCTTTCGACACAACTGTTCTTCAGCAGTTCGAGCCGAATACCGAGTTCACTCTGCTGAACGATCTAATGCCGCTTTCTCGCTCCGTTCGAATCGAACAGTCTCGTTACGACTACGCTCGTACCGGTGGCCGCGGCTGGGCTCACACTTCCATGTCCGGACAGGTCGGCGCGGCACTCGATGCTCGTAGCTATTCCTTCGATGGCACCATGGTGCCTATCCACGACTCGGGCTTTAAGTTCGAATGGCGTGATCCAATCTTCAACAGCCCGCAGGCATTGCAGTCGCAGGCTGATGCGCAGCGTGGTTCGGTTGAAGACGTTCAGCGTCGTTACGTTGACTACATCTTCAACGGCTTCCGCGACAAAGCTGGCAACTTCGCAGTGTTTGACGGTCTGACCTGGAAAGGGTTGCGTGACGATGAGCGCGTAGCGCAGATCGACCTTGGCGCTTCAGGCCTGAACATCGATTTTACCTCTGGCACAGCAACGTCTCAGGACATCCGCGCTGGCGCAATCGCACTGCGTGATCAGATGCGCCGCGTGAACAACCAGTATGCAGAGCAGACCTGGTACGTATCCGGTGAAATCATCTCCAACCTGGAACGCTATTTCTCCGACAACTTCCAGTCCGGAACGATCATGGATGAAATCCTGAAACTGACCGGTGTAGCGGCGATTAAAGAAGACAGCCAGCTCACAGGTAACGAAATCGTCATCGTTCCACTGAGTGCAGGCGTCATCGCTCCAATCGTCGGCCAGGCTATCGGTACCGTCGCATCTCCGCGTCCGGAGTACAACAGCGACTACATCTGGCGCACCTGGGGTGCAATGGGGTTGATGGTCAAGCAGGACATCAACAACAAATACTCCGTAATTCACGCATCAAGCTAAGGATAAATCATGGCACTGGTAGAAATCGTGGCAAGTAACCTGCACGCCGGTGCCAACCTCCGCAAACTGGAGGTTGGTTCCGTGGTAGAGGTAGACGATGAAACGGCAAAGCGCTGGATCAGCACTGGCAAGGCGAAGGAGACCGATAAGAAGAAAGGCGAGAAGCTTGCCTTCGAAGTGGCTACGCCGTCATCGCCGTCAGGCGATCTGTCTGTCCTGCAAAAGCAACTCTCCGACGCACTGGAGCAGAACCAAAAGCTAATCGCCGATGGTGAAGCTAAAGACAAGGCTCACGCCGACGCACTGGCAGCAGAAACCAAACGCGCTGACGAAGCCGAAGCAGCATTAGCGGAAGCAATCAAGAAGGCGAAATAACCATGGCTGACCCAATCACAGCGGCAGACGTGCAGGCGTTCCTCGGTGAATTGGGTTACTCCATTCCGGGCGCGCTGCTGGAGCCGATTCTCTGCGTGGTAAACAAGATCATCCCGTGCCTCGATGGCGCGGGGTATGACGAGTGCACCGCGAAGTTGATCCTGATGTACGCAGCAGCGCTGATGGCTACGTCTTCCGGTGCGCGCCGCATCAAATCGCAGGGTGCACCGTCTGGTGCGTCCCGCTCGTTTGAATATGGCGACGACAGCATCAACTGGCTTCGCGACTCACTGGCCCGGCTCGATACCAGCGGATGCACCGGTGACTTGCCGATCAGCGCTGGTAACAGCGTCGGCCTGTTCATGGTGGTTGGGGGCTGCTGATGACGTACAAATCAGTTAAGCACGGTCTGCCGCGCTCTTTCACCCGCGTCTGGGTGATGACCGACACCGGGCGGGAAACTACCGGCTACGTTAAATCGGATGGCGAGTGGCATATCAACTGCCCGCGCATCCGGGCAACCGGCGCGAAGGTGCTGAGGTGGAAAGAATGACAGAGCGAGTGAAGAAGACGAGCGATGACCGTTTATCGTTCATGTGTCCCGGGTGCGGTAGTCGCCATGTGGTGCAGGTTGGCGCTGGCGGCGGTCCGCGATGGGGATGGAATGGAAGCGTTGATAAACCGACATTGACTCCAAGCGTTTTGGTTACCGGCTTCATGCCCAGCGATGATCCAGAACAGTTTGACGACGCCACGAAAGACAAGCCGTTTACCTGCCATTCATTTGTGACAGATGGGCAGATTCAATATTTGAATGACTGTACGCATAGCATGGCAGGCATGACGGTGCCGCTACCAGAGCTTTGAGGAGTAAGCGATGTCTAGCGTTGCAAACTGGTCATACACAGCCACGGCGACCATCTGGCGAAAGCTGGAAGGCAATGACGAATACGGCGACCCGCTGGGATATGCCGAGCCTGAGCAAATCCTCTGCGATTACGAGGGCGGGCTTAGTAAGAAGTTAGCCAGCCTGGGCGCTGAAATCGTCGTTAAGAACACCGTCTGGACAGAGTTCGCGCTGGCGGCCACGGGTGATTACCTGCTGATTGGCGTATCGACCGAAGCGGACCCGGTTGTCGCCGGTGCCGACGAGGTGCGGCAGGTTATCCGTTATGCCGACACGTTTGAGCGCCTGGCGGATGATTACGCCATCCTGACGGGAGTATAGCCATGGGCATCAAAGTGCGCGGCGTTAAGCAGTCGAAAGCCGGGCTCAACCGCATCATTAATGACGTCAAAGGGCGAAAGGTCGTCAGGGCGCTACAGTCAGCAATGATAATCGGCAGCTCACAGGCTGCGTTGTACACCCCGATCGACACCTCAACGTTGCTTAATAGCCAGTATCGGGAGTTGATAAACAACGGCGTTCGACTGACGGGGCGTGTCGGATACACGGCGAACTACGCTGTGTTCGTTCATGATCCGAATGTGCCGCAAACCTTCCGCCGCGCAACCGCTCAGAAAGAGTTCCTCACAAAAGGCTTTGAAGATACCCGCAGCCAGATTGATGCCGTAATGCGCAAGGAGCTTTCAGTATGACGCCTGCCATGTATGAGCGCGTGCGTAACTACTTCGTTGATGCCGGGCTTACCACTGGCTTCATTGTTCAGTTGCTGGCATGGGACGACACAAAGAAGCTAACCGATGCATTCATAGTTTTCCGGCCCAACGGCGGTACCGACATCCGTAACGACCTTGGCGCCGATCACTATGTATTGGTAGATATCATCTCCGCCAAGGACAAACGCCGCGCGGCATCAGAGAAGGCTCAGGAAATCATCAATTATGTCGAACAGAACGACATTGCCGACGAGTGCCTTGGTCTGATTCAAAACCTCGGCAATATGCCTGCACCCATCCTGACCGAAGATGGGCGTCTGGTCTTCAGACTCCAGTTCATGTGCGTTTACGGCGAATAACCACATCACCAACCCATCAGGCTGCCATCCGGCGGCCTTTTTTATTTGAGAGGTACACATGCAAGGCTGTGCTAATGATTTTGGCAAGCTGATCGGGAAAGTAGCTGTGTTACGCATGGCCTTTGGCTGCCCCGATGCAGTGCCAGCGCTTTCCGAGTGGAAGCGTCTCGGCGCTATGACGACCAAGGGCATCGACTATTCGATGAACACCATCAACTCCGAGGCAGATGATGCTAAAGGGCTGGTGGAGAACCTGGTCAACAACATGGATCTGACGATCTCCGGCGAAGGGGAGTTTCGCAAGTCTGATAAAGATAACGAGATCGGCGCGTGGCGTCTGTCGAAGTACATCTTTGACGAAGTGCAGGCAGGCCGTCAGCCTAACCTGTGGGTGCGGTTCGACTTTGCTGGTGAGAACGCCGGTACTTATATCCAGGGCTACATGAACACCACTTCATGGTCTGGTGACTTCGGTACCAACGATATCTCCACTTTCTCCGGCGAGTGGAAGGTCTACGACGCCGACACTGTCGTGTTTGAAGTCGCTGATTCTATCGCGGCCACTGGCGTTGAAGTAACTCCTGCAACTGCTTCTCTGGTCGTTGGAGCAACCCAGCAACTCAGCGGCGCGGTTCAGCCAACCGATGCGACTAATAAAGCGATCACCTGGACGACTTCGGCGCCATCCATCGCCACCGTCAGTTCAACCGGCCTGGTGACAGCAGTTGCTGAGGGCACCGCGACTATTACGGCCACCACTGCTGACGGTGATTTCACCGACACCTGTGCTGTGACCGTGACTGCCGCACCGTAATCACTACAAAGGGCGGCTTGCTGCCCTTGATAATGGTTATGGAGAACGATATGACCCCTTTGAAAGAAATTGGCGAGTGCCTGATTGGTGCTGGCGGCCGTGAATACTTCTTCCGCCCATCGTTCCGTAACATGACTCGGATCGGCGAGCCAGAGCATATCGTCCGCACCTTCTATTCGCTGTTCAATGACGATGTGGCAAAGATGCTTGAAGCGGCGAGAGAGATTCACAGTGCGATACCAGAGCATCAGCGCAGATTTTACGCTCATTACTTCGGCGATGTTTCCCTGCCTCGGTGGGCACTTGATGCAGCTGGCTCTGCCGCGTTTGTGCGTGAGGCGCTTCTCTCGGCCATTAATGTCATCCAATCCTGCTGTGACGAGGACGTTTCAGAGCTGACAGGCTGGCATGAGCCATCACGCACTGGACGGCGAACGTTTGTATGGCGCCGTGGCGCGCTGCCGCCGGAGAACCTTATTCTGATAGCTCAGTCGCTGATCATGCATGGCGTTATCGGACGGGCCAAGGTTCGTAAATTGCAGAAGCACGAAAGCAAGGAAACGACGCCGGAGTTTCACGCTACTGAATACATCATGGCGGCGAGAAACCATTTCGGGATCAGCAGGGAAGAGGCTGAAAACCTTACCATGACCGAATTCGCCATGATGCTTAACGCCAAATACCCTGACCAGAAAGGCTTCACCAGGGAAGAGTACGACGCTGTTATGGATGATGACGATCGCCGGTGGCAGGAAATGATTGAGCGCGAAAAGTCCTCAAAAAGAAAAAGTTAACCCGCTTCGGCGGGTTTTTTATTGCCGGAGCTAATGATGGCTGAAAAAGCGGGTGAGATTTATTACGACATTGAGGCCGATGTATCTGGCTTGCTCAAGGCGCAGCGCCAGGCTGATAAAGCTCTCGACAACATGGAGCAGAGCTTCAACAAAACGAATAAGGCGGCTGACGCACTTGATACTGGTCTTTCAAGGCTCTCATCTGCCATCAAAGGCGTAATTGCTGCATCGGCGCTGCGTGAAATGGCTGGCCTGGTGCAGAAGTATCAGGAAATGGCCGAGCGCGTGCAAATGGCGACGTCCAGCCAGGCCGAATTCGAAATGGTGCAGCAGCGCCTGCTTACGACTGCAAACGGCACATATCGTTCTTTGCAGGAGGCGCAGGAGCTTTACATCCGCACGGCTGACAGCCTACGGAGCATGCAGTACACGACAAACCAGGCTATCGATGTGCAGGACTCAATGTCCTATGCGTTCGTGAAAAATGCCACCTCTGCTGATCGCGCAAACAACGCAATTGATGCCTTCTCCAAGTCCATCAATACCGGCAAGGTGGCGGCGGATCAGTGGGAAACCATTACCTCAGCAATTCCATCCGTCATTAACGATATTGCGGCCGCCAGTAAAATGACCGGCGCGCAGATTCGCGAATTGGGTGCTGCCGGAAAGTTAACCGCCAAACAACTCACAGAGGGTTTGCGCCAGTCACTTGAGGCGAACACGGCTGCCGCCGCTGGCATGTCGAATAACCTGGTCGATGCGAGTGTTCGAATCAAAACGGCAATCACCGCCATTCTGGTCGCTTTCGAAGGTGAAACCGGAGTTATTCAGGGATTCACCAACGGTCTGATCGCATCAGCTGATGCGATGCTTAAATTCAGTCAGAACTCTGACTCAATGAAAGGCTTTATTGACGCAAGCACGACTGCCGCTCTGGTTCTGGCTGGAGTTATTGGCTCCCGATATGTCGGCGCTCTTGTCCAGAGCACCGCAGCAAAAGTGCAAAGCATCACGGCGACACGCCAGCAAATACTGGCTGATGCTCAGGCTGCACAGGCAGCATTGTTTTCAGCAACGTCCACTCAGCGCAAAGCCGTAGCCGATAAAGAGGCGGCTCTTTCTTCGCTGGCGCTGGCGCAGGCTGAATATAATGTCGCTAAAGGTAGTGCAGCCGAGATGCTGGCGATGGATGCGCTGGTGTCAGCTAAAACGCGGGCCACAACAGCGTCGCTATCTCTTGCAGAAGCGGAGATTGCACAGGCGGCAGCGCAGACACGCGCGGCGGCGGCGGCAAGATCTGCATCAATTGGCATTGGACTTGCCCGAGGCGCGCTGTCACTCATCGGCGGCCCGGCTGGCGCGGCAATGTTGGCGGCATCGGCCATATTCTATTTCTGGCAGAAATCGCAACAGGCGAAGCAGGAAGCAATCGCGTTTGCCGATGGTCTGGACAAACTTAATGGCTCCATGAAGGTCATGAGCAACACTGCACTGCGCGGTTCTATTGCTGATGCTAACGTGGCTATCAAAGGTCAGCAGGATGCACTTTCAGATCTGAGTAGTGAAATCGAAGACCTGACCGCAAAACGCGACGATTACATTCAGAAAGGTAAACAGTTCGGAACCACCATCGAACAGGGGAACGGGCTGCTGCAAATTGCCGCGCGCCTGACGGATGAGATCAACAAGAAACAGCGTGACCGTGCAAATCTGGAAGATAAACTCGCCGATACCATTCGCACGCGCGACATTGCACAGAATACGCTCAATAACAACATGCTCACATCAATGGGTGTGCATGACAGCCTCATTGAAAAAGGCACTACTCTCGAAAGGGTACAGGGCGCGGTAGCAAAAGCGTTTGGTAATACCGCGAATGAAATCAACCGGGCCAATCAGGCCGGGCAAAACTTCAATCCGAAAGCACTTGAGATATCTCCTCCGACGGATGCTGGCGACAAAATAATTCTGAACCTTGAAGAACAGAATGAGCTTCTGAAGATTCAGGATGAGCGGCAGCGCGCCGTTGCAAAAGCGGGGATGGAAGCAGCCAAGGCGACCAACAACGTTAACCAGATCGCAGCCGCCAAACGACTGGCCGGTGAAAACTATGATCTTCAGAAAGTGGAAGAGGCGCGTAAGAAAGCTGCATCTGAAGCAGAATCACAGGGCAAGAGATCTGCAACACAAGCTGATTCCATTGCTCAGAAGCTGGCTAACCTGAAGCAGCAGTCAGAACTCGCTGCCGATTCAACGGAGGAGCTAAGCAGAGAGCAGGCCATATTACGTGCTCAGCAGTCACTGGGGAATTCTGCAACCCAGGAGCAAATCAAAAAGGCCGGTGAATATGCAGCAAAAGCATGGGATGCATCAGCGGCAGCCAAAGGGGTTACGGAAGCACTCAAGGCTATGCCTTTGCAGGCGGAAAATAAATCCTACGCCGAATCCATGCAAAATCTGAAGGCCGCACTGAACGCTGGGAAAATAGATCTCAAGGAGTATAACGCTGCCACGGAGAAAATGGCGCTCGAGCACCAGAATAACCTCGCCAAGATTAACGCCCAGGCCACAGTCAATCCGGTAGCTTCTGCCCGAGCCGAAGTTGACCCGGTACAGCAACTGGTGAACGAAAATAACCAGAAGTTAGCCCTGATGCAGCAATATCAGCAGCAGGAACAGGTGATACTCCAGCAAAGTTACCAAAAAGGGAAAATAAATTACGATCAGTTCGTTGCTGCAAAGGCAGCTACCGATGCCCAGTACCTTGCCTTAAAGACTGCGCAGGAAAACCAGTTCAATGAGCAGATGACAGCCGCTCAGTGGCAATTGCTCAGTCAACAAGGTCTTGGTTATGAAATGCTGACAAGCGCGGTGGATGCATTTTCAGGTAATGCATCTAATGCGTTAACCGGGCTGATCACCGGAACGATGTCAGCGCAGGATGCTATGCGCTCACTCGGTAACACGATGCTGAATAGCGTGGTCAATGCGCTAGTCCAGGTTGGGGTTGAGGCCCTCAAAAACTTCATTATCGGTCAGACATTGGGCGCAGCCTCTACCGCTGCTGGAGCATCTCAGGCTGCAATCTTGGCTACAGCTTGGGCTCCTGCCGCCGCCATGGCGAGCCTCGCTTCATTTGGGGCCAACTCAGTTCCTGCCATGACAGGAATTGCTTCAACGGTAGGCCTGGCACAGGGCCTTGCTTTAACCGGTATGCGTTACAATGGCGGCCCGGTGAATGCAGGAGGTCTTTATCAGGTCGGTGAGCGAGGGAAGCCGGAGATTTACCAGGCCAGTACCGGTAAGCAGTACATGATACCGGGCGACAACGGCAGGGTGATCAGCAACAAAGATATGACCGCAGGGGGCGGAGTTAGCGTCATAATCAACGTTCAGAATATGACGAGTGCCACATTTGACGCTCAAGCTACGAACAACGGGGATGGTACAATAACCGTGGATGCCATTATTGCTGACTTGAATAATGGAGGTCCTATATCGCAGGCTATCACTGGCAATACAACTGCGAAAAGAACACCTCGAGGTCAGTTATAAGGAGATATATGTGGTTATTGAGCCAAACGATGTGCAATCAATACCAACAGAGATAGGCAAGCCTCATAAGCTTTATCCAAACATGGCAGTAGAGTTTGTCTTTACTCTAAAGGATGGCTCTACAATTAAAGGCATTGCTCCTGCTGGAGAGGATCTGGAATTTATTAATCATGGGGATATCGTTGACATTAAAATCAATGTTTACGAAGCACCGCCTGGTCCAAGATCCGTTGAATAATCAAACCCGCTTCGGCGGGTTTTTTAATGCCTGGAGCTTAGATGCCAATTATCGACTATCCCGACTGGCTGCCGCTGGCGCAGAAGGCCAGCAAAAACATGACTCTCGATACCGGGTTCCAGACCGATCAGCCAGCGGTCGGCCCGGCTATCTTCCAGAACCTTACTGACGACCTGAAAGTGACCTGGTCCCTGACGTGGATTTTCACCTTGGCTGAGGAACGAGCATTCCAGCAGTGGCTACGCAGCCCAAACTATCTCAACCGGGGCCTGAACTGGTTCAGGATGAATATCAATCTGGGCGGCAGTGGTCTCCAGTTGCAAGAGCTTCACTTCACGCAGATGCCGGTGCAAACCAGTATCGACGGCGGGGTGGTGACATGGACAGGAACCGTTATTGCCAACCATCTGTACAACGCTGACGACGAGTTTGACGACGTAATTGTTGAGCTGCCGCCGCCGTGGCCTTCAGTGCTTGATATCGTGGTGACTGGCTATCCGGACGGACGCGATCCAGAAAGTCTTCCGAGGGTTCCCTGATGCCTTCATATCGTGAATATAATCAGAAGCGCCCGGTTAGCGGCTGTTACAACACCATCACGTTCTATCACACCTCCTTTGGTTACGTCCGCCTCGTCGACAAACAGTTCTTCCCGAAGACGCTTGGCGGCCAGACGTACACGCCTGCGCGGTTTGAAATCGAAGAGAGCCAGCAGAGCGGAACTCCGGTAATCGACGCAACGGTGAAGCTTGGGCGACTGTCTTCAGATATCAAAACGCTGATGAAGAAGTGGAGTGGTGTTTCCAGGCTGTCGCCTATCACGGCAACTCGTCAGGTTTTCGATAGAGTTGATACCTCTACGCCAATGAAGAATTGGACATTATTTGTAAAAACTGTCGATGTTGTTTCAGATAACGCATCAGTTACTTTATCAATGACAAACCCGCTAAATAACAACATTGGCCAACCATATGATCCAGTCGAATACACTGGCCTTCAGTACCTCTGATTTTATCAGCAGGATGATCGGCGTGCCGTGGGCTAACCGGGCTTGCTCGTTCGATAAGGTCGATTGCTGGGGGCTGGTGGTGCTGTATTACCGACACGTTCTCGGGATTGAGCTTCACCAGACACCGGATTACGAAGCCGGGGCCGACTTCTTCACCTGCTATGAGGGTGACGTCGTTTTCTGGCGCCAGGTCGATAAACCGATCGAAGGCGGGATATTCGTCGGGTACCGAGGCGCGCAACCGGCGCATGTTGGGCTGGTGCTTAACAGGCAGGCGCTGCATTCACGCGGCGAGAACGGAAGCGTGCGCATGGACTCGTTGCTGGTCATTCAGCGGGCATTCAACAAAGTGGAGTTTTTCGAATATGGCGCTGGTTGAGATATCGAATTTTCCAGGAACGCCTAAGCTGCGTTGCAGGGTGCCAAACGGCACCCTTTTTTATGACTGGCTGGTGGCCAATGACGCTACTTTCCACCGCGACCTGCTGATCGTCCGCAACGGCGTAAGACTGGGCGACGATGATGAGCTGGCGTTTGAGCTGAGCGAGCTGGACCACATCCAGATTTTCGACCAGCCTAAGGGCATTGTCGGCGACATCCTGAGCCCGATATTTAAAGTGGTTGGCCAGGTGTTTTCGTTCCTTGCGCCGAAGCCGGCAATCGCGAACAACGGCGGCAATACCGTCGACTCGCCCAACAATAGCCTGACCGGTCAGACAAACACGGCGCGCGTATATAAGGCCAAACCGGACATCTACGGCCAGATTCGTTCGTTCCCGGATCTAATTCAGGAGTCTGTATTCGAATACGTTCACCAGACGTCTACCGACGGCGGCCTGAAGTACGTCACAGAGTGGATGTGCATCGGTATTGGAAAATACGATTACGAGTCCGTGCGCTACTCAGAATCAAGCCTCGGTTCACTGGCCGGTGCCGAATTCCAGTTCTTCCAGCCTGGCGAAGTTATCCCGCAGATCGTCGAGGGATACGGGTTCGATGACGTTGACGGTCAGGAGGTCCCAGGGCAGAACGAAGCCAGCGACTTCCCGATCGAAACAGCAACGGCAAACACAGTGGTCAGCGGAACGTATTCCGGCGGACAGATAGCGATGAAAATCGTCAAGCAGGCTGAGTTTGACTATTTCATGGGCCTGGTTCTGCCGCATGCGGTTACCTTCACCATCAACGTGACGTACAGCACGGCCTCCGGCACCGTGACTACCGATGCAACATTCTCCGGCACGCTGATATCCGCCGTTGAAACCAACGACGGCGCGGTTGTTAACCCGGTGCGCTGGTACACGTTTACGATGAACCAGCTGGAGGGGCCGCAGGACATTCCGGCTAACGCCACGATCAACACTACGAAGTTCATTCTGAACGATAACGAGGCGCTGGTGGTTGGGCCGTTCTTTTCTCCGGTCGAGTCAACGCAACTGTGGCTGCATACCCAGTCCAGCCTCGGCGGGAAGAAAGAGACCAACTGGAAGGTTGTCATCTGGAAAATCGACGACGACTACAACCAGGTGCCGGGAACGCAGCAGACGTTTACGTACCGGCAGACGACGCCGCACCAGTCGACGAGCGAGGTGTTTTATCGCACTGACAAGATCACTCCGACCGGCGGGTTCGGGAAATACGCGGTCAGCTTCCAGCGCACGGATAACTCCGGTGACGCGTCACTGCTCAAGGTCGAAGAGATCCACAGCATCAACATCAGGACAAACGTCGTTCACCCGACCGACACGCTTGTGCGAGTAAAAGTCCGGGCGACAGAGAACGCTCTTGGCAGCCGCGAGCGCAAATATAACGCACTGGTGACGCGCCACACCATTACGTACGACCTGGACACGCAGACGGTGGATTATACGCTGAGACCGTCGCGCTCGTTCGCTGATGCGGTGGCGCACACCTGGCTGATTATGGGTGAGCAACCGGTAAGCAGCATTGACCTGTACGGGCTGTACTCGATCGCCGAAAGCCTGCCGGATGAGCGCCTGGGTTACTTCGACTATACGTTTGACGACGAGAACGACTCACTGGGCGACCGCGTGCAGGCGATCTGCAATACGGCGTCGGTGGTGGCGTACTGGGATGACGGCGTGCTGACGTTTACCCGCGATCAGAAGGTTGACTACCCGGCGGCCGTATTCAACCGGGCCAACATGAAGACGGACGAGTACAAAATGACGTACGAGGCCACGCTTCCTGGTGGCTACGACGGCGTGCAGGTGTCCTACGTTCACCCGACCACGAACAATAAGACGTACATCAACTACCGCGTGCTGAACGGCGCCATCGTCGAGCAGGAAGCGGAAAACCCAAACAAGCTGGAGATCGTCGGCTTCCGTAATGAGTATCAGGCCCGGGAGCGCGCATTACGCGAAACCAAGCGCCTGATCTACTCGCGCGTGAAGATGAACGCCAAGGTGTTTGAGGACGGCATTATCCAGGTGGGTAGCGTCATCCAGATGCCAGACATCTACGACAGCAACCAGCAACAGGGTTACATCACCGGGCGCGCCGGTAATAACTTTGATACCAGCGAGCCGATCACGTTTACCGGTTCGATGTATGTGCTGGTGACAGACAGCCTGGGTAACCCGACGCTGCGCTATCCGGCAACCGCCCGCAGCGACACGAAGTATGGCTTCACCGCGGCTATCCCCAACATTCAGCTCAACATATGGAACGGAGACACTGTGCAGCTCCCGTCGCGCTATCTCATTGCGACAGTGGAGGAACTGGACAGTCAGCTATGGACGGTCAACAGCATCAAACCTAACACAGATAACACGGTATCTCTGACCGTCGCGGAATACAGCGACGCCATCTACCAATAAGAACCGTCCCCGACCAACCAGACCCGGCCACCGCGCCGGGTTTTTTTATGGAACTAATATGGCTACGACACCTACCAACCTGTCAGTACCGAGCGAGTCCCCGCGCGATCTGAAATTTAACGCAGGGAAAATTGATGAATTTGTGACATCGCTGGCACTTCAGTACATTGATCGCTTTGGTGATGCGCATTACACAATTGAAGGCCTGAAGGCTTTAGTGCTTCAGCAGATATATAATCTTGGCTGGAATCCGGTTGGAAGCTTCCAGGGTGGCGCTACAGTTTCTTCCGCAGGGGATATTATCCAGGATGAAACGAATGGTGTATGGTATCGCTGGGATGACCTCTCCAGCTTACCTAAGGCTGTTCAAGCAGGTTCCACTCCCGGTTCCACCGGTGGTATTGGTGAAGGGAAATGGCTAGCTGTCGATGTAAATGATGTCTTAAGAAAAGACCTTCATGGAAGCAATGGATCAACATTAATCGGTGGCTCTGTTTATGTAGTTGACTATTTTTCAGATGCCAAGGTGGCGAATGCCGGCAAGTCAAAGTACATCATGACGCGCGGTCATCATGAGATCGGAGTTGGTGCTGCGACATATTTTAGTGATGGCACAACTGGTGCGCCATCAACTGGTAATGAGCTCAAGTTTTACGATGCAACTGGAAATGGATGGTACCTTCGCCACGATGGAACCATTGATTGTCGTCAATTCGGCGTTGTGGCTGATGGTAGTGATGAGACAACAAAGTTGCAATTATGGTTAGATTGCTGCGCTCAATCTGGGGCCGAAGCGTATATACCCGTAAATGTTTTCCCATCTGCTGCTGGCTTAATTTGTACCTCGCAACATAATGGTTTGAAATTCAAATGGCATGGGTATGTTAAGCACTGGGGAGATGGAACAAAGCCTGCCACTGTTGTAGATTCATGGGACCCTTCATCTGGATATGTTCTTTACCTGAAAGAAGTAAGTGACCTCACTGGAGAGATAAGAATTGATGGTGTAAGGACATCTAAGATAGCCGATGAACACATCCATAATATACATTCCTATGGCGGGAAAAATCACGTATTGTCATTATTTTTCAAAGAAACAAGAGGTGATGGAATTTATCTTAATGCAGCACATGGTAACCAAGATTCAACACCTCCATCAAACATGACATATCCATTAGTAGAGAGCGTAAACTCTGACTATGACGGTAGAAATGCGATGAGCATTATTTGCGCGGATGGCGTTTCCATAGGCACATTTGTTTCGTATAAGCATGGTGGACGCATTGGCACGGTTATGCAGCCAGGTGGTTTGGATATTGAACCAAATTATAGCTACCAGCCATGTACTAACATCCAGATTGATAGCTATTACTCTCGCTCATGTGGAACAGGTTTTACTATTTTTGGTAAGGTAAATACTGGGAATATGGTTGTTAGAAACATCTCTATTTCGAAGATGGAAATTGTGATGGAGTATATTTCTTCAAATAACAATCAACTGCGTGGATCGCTTCTTATGGGTGCTGATGGTTTGTACATAGGATCATCACATATTCGATGCTTATCAAATTACACTGCAAACTCTCCGATTGGTGCGCAAATTGATGCCTGTTATAATGCAGATATCAATATTTCTACTGAGAGGTTTTACCAGGGAGCAGCAATTGGCATCAAGGCATGGACTGAGGTTGGAGGTATTGCCAGGATTGTAAATTCAAAAATATCTGTAACCCCTAGGATATTTCAACGAGGCGCAGTGATAGGTGATGTTAATGGCCTTGATTTTGTTTTGCGCGCTTTCACCCCTACATTGATGTCAGTTGGTAGCGATGTAGGGCTGGTTCAAACTATTCAGAGTGATGGTTTAGGTTCCTCTACATTTATAAAATCAGCCCGTCTATCAGTATCAAGTGGTCCTGGTGCTGCTATTACATGGGGTGTTTTCTGCGTAAACACAAACATTGATCGTGAGACGTGCATAATTCATGATTCCGACTTATCTAGTATCGTGCACAATGGTACGACAACCAATAGACTAATCTCCACGGCAAACTTCCAAAAGAGGAACATAGCCGGTGTAACGCCGAAAGGAGGGGGTGATACAATAACAGGCACTGCAATTTGGGGGGTAGGAGATGTGGTTAATGACAATACTACATCATCAGCGGGTGGTTACATAGGAAAGATATACACAGCATCAGGATGGAAAAATTACGGAGCCATAAGCGCATAAAAAAAGCCCCGAAAGGGGCTTTAATTCAAAATGGAATACCATCATCATAAACTAGAATAGTCATTTTTTTAAATGTGAGCACTTCACTGGCGTAACCATAGCGCTCCTGTATACCAATGACGCACTTTTCTACGTCTGAACATTCTCTACCTTTTGAGATAGCGAAGAATTGTCTCTTCGGAAGACCATTTAGGAATTCTTCGGTATGCCATGATCGCATTGTTTGCCACCTCACTGAATATGGGTCCAGCCTATATCCATCACGAATGAATATAGGGAATATCTTTACATCCCCTCGACTAATCCAGTTAACAGTCATTGACTTATCCCAGAAATCACCGAAACCATATTGCAAGTCATGTTTCTTTAAGAAATCAATGTATTGATTATTCTCAGTTATTACACCTTTCGCCCACCACTTTTTCGTTTCATACGAGTTTATGGATGTAACAGCAAATAGAATAGTTATTACTAATAGTAACCTACTATATCTTCCCGATAGATTAATTGCTAGTATCGCGAATACACATGGAATTACGTTTACAAAAAAACGTGGTGGGCCTGGGAAAGACGAATTATTGCTTATAATGTATGAAGACACAATTCCGAGCAAAGAAAGGAATAATGTGATTGTTACATATCTCTTAATTCCACCACTTAGCCATCCAATCCAAACAGAAATAAGCACCAAAAACAACATTACAAAGAACGAAGCAATATAAAATATATTACCTTTCATTACAGAAATATTTATTGTTTCCCCTATCAATATGATGGAGCCATAAATGTTCTGCAACATCATACTGATATCAACAATTTCAAACTTCTGTATGTCGAAGCCCATCAGAATAGGCAGAACATGAGTAATTGATAATCCAAAAAAGGCGGCCATTACACAAAGATGAGATACTCTCCTTTCCTTTGAAAGGAATAGGTAGATCTCAACAAGAAGTATTGGCATAAAGAATGTAGGCGCGATCCACATATCAGATGAGTTCGCAATCAAACCTATAGCGGCTATCATCGTTGTTATGTAAATGTTGTTCTTTGATAGGTTTTTGGTAAACAGCAACAACATTAGAAATCCATACGCAGCAGTTGAATAATGCGCAAATGGATGAGCAACAAACCCATCAGTTAACATTATCTGAGGCAATAATGTAGTTCCTACGATAACCGAAACATAGCTCCACTTTCCATTTGATATTTTAGATATCTCAGAAGAAAACAATGTAACTAGTGCTGCAAATAATATAGTAGAAATCAGCAACGGAATTACACCATCATCTCCTAGCAAAAAGAAGATTGCGAAGTTAATTGGGTATACAGTAAAATACCAATTGTCTGGAGTGGGTCTCCAGTCAAAAAAAGAAGACACTCCCTTATCTAAAAACTCTCTCCATACTAATGGACTATTGGCATAATCAGAGTTTATTGGAAAGTATCTTGATATTATAAATGCCAAGAAAGAAAAAGAAATAGCATACATAATAATGGATGTGATTTTATTGTTTCTATTGTAATTCATAACTTAATTACCCTTTTTAATTATGTAACGAGGTCTGTGTTTAACCTCCACATAAATCCTGCCAATGTACTCGCCAAGAACGCCAATCCCGATCAGCTGGATGCCACCCAGGAACAAAACCGATACCAGCAGGGAAGGGTAGCCACGAACCGGGTTACCAAATGCTAGTGTGTCAACAATCATCCAGGCGCCGTACAGGAATGCAAGCCCGGCTACGAGCAAGCCAATGTAAGTCCACATGCGCAGCGGGAAAGTAGAGAAGCTTGTGATCCCCTCAAGTGCCAGGTTCCACAGTTTCCAGCCGTTAAATTTAGTGCTTCCTGCGACGCGTTCTGCGCGTGCATATTCAACGACATCGGTGCGGCCACCAACCCAACTCAGAACGCCCTTCATGAACAGGTTTCGCTCTGGCATGAGCTTAATGTTTTCCACCACCTCACGGGACATAAGCCTGAAGTCGCCCACGTTCTCCTCAATCTGCGGATTGCTGATTTTGTTGTGCAGTTTATAAAACCACTCAGCGGATTTACGCTTCAACCGGCTATCAGTGGAGCGGTCTGAACGCTTAGCCAAAACCATATCTGCCCCGGCTTGCCATTTCTCTATCAGGTGCGGAATGACCTCAATTGGGTCCTGCAAGTCTACGTCGATCGGGATAATCGCTTCACCGGTCGCATGGTCAAGGCCGGCGAACAGAGCGGGCTCTTTACCGAAGTTTCTTGTAAATGACAGAGGGACCACAAGAGGATCTGAAACAGCAAGCGCGTTGATAATTGATTCTGTCGCGTCTTTACTGCCGTCATTGATGAAGACTATCTCGACTTCATGCTGCTGAAGGCCTTCAAATTCCCGAACGGTTTTATAGAAGATAGGAATTGCTTCTTCTTCATTAAATACCGGAACGACCAGAGAAATTTTCATTTCGCATCCCTAAAGACAATGAACTTTGAATAAATAAAACCGCACACCAGACTGATTGCGGAGAAGAGAATGAGAGTCACAATTGGAGCCATGCCTGACTTATCGGCAGCCCAACCAACAGCTGCGCTCAAGGATCCCATAAACCCTACATACAGCATGTAGCGCATCGTGGTTGTCGAAGACTTAAACGTGAACCTGGCGTTTGCAAAGAAGCTGAATGACACCGCCACGACGAATCCGGCAAAGTTGCCAAGTGCCTGGCCTGTATGAAATGCGTAGATGCAAACAGCGAACACAACCCAGTGAATGAGCGTGTTGATAACACCTATTGATGTGTACTTGGCGAATAACTTTAACATTATAGAAATCAGTGAATTCGGAAAGGTCTGAAGTTTAGCATCACTGTCCAACTTGATCGACTCTCATATTTGACGATACTGTATATAAATACAGTTGTTTTGGGAGGTGGCCATGGAGGCAAAAGCTCAGCGATTCAGGCTTGAAAAATTATGTGGTGTTAACCGCAACTCATGCCTGGTTGAAACGTCAGGTGGATATGCGATTTTTCAGCCTGATCTTTCGCCCGCCAACGGAACGCGCGTGCTGGTGCATGCGTTCGGCCAGCTACAGTTCGCGGTCGTTATGGGCGGTGCGCTCATCACCGAAGACGGTGAAAGCATAGAGGGAGATGCTTTAGATGAAGTCGATGTCATGGGAGTTGTGACCTTTTTTATCAATGGCGCTGCGGCGTTCACAGACGACAATCCGGTGATGTGATGTTTGCCCTGGTCGATGTGAACTCATTTTATGCCAGTTGCGAGACGGTATTCAGACCAGACCTGCGTGGTCGGCCGGTGGTTGTTCTTTCGAATAATGACGGCTGCGTAATAGCGCGTAGCGCAGAAGCAAAGGCAGTCGGGATAGCGATGGGTGAGCCGTTCTTCAAGCAGAAGGAATTGTTCCGGCGCGCTGGTGTTGTTTGCTTCAGCAGCAACTACGAGCTGTACGCAGACATGTCCAGCCGGGTAATGACCACGCTGGAAGAAATGAGCCCGCGCGTGGAGATTTACAGCATAGACGAAGCCTTTTGCGACCTGACCGGCGTAAGGAACTGCCGGGACCTGACTGAATTTGGGAGAGAAATCCGCGCGACGATATTACAGCGAACGCATCTTACAGTGGGGGTCGGCATAGCTCAGACCAAGACGTTGGCTAAGCTGGCTAACCATGCTGCGAAAAAATGGCAGCGGCAGACGGGCGGGGTGGTTGACCTCTCAAACGTCGACCGGCAGCGAAGGCTACTGGCGCTTGTTCCTGTGGAGGATGTCTGGGGCGTTGGCCGGCGCATCAGCAAAAAGCTGAACGCCATGGGCATCAAAACAGCACTGGAACTCTCTGAGCAGAGTACATGGATCATTCGCAAACACTTTAACGTTGTGCTGGAGCGAACCGTCCGGGAACTGCGCGGCGAGCCATGCCTGGATCTGGAGGAGTTCGCGCCGGTGAAGCAGGAAATTGTATGCAGCCGATCGTTTGGCGAACGCATTACTGACTATGAGCAAATGCGGCAGGCTATTTGCAGCTACGCGGCCCGTGGTGCTGAGAAGCTTCGCGGCGAGCACCAGTATTGCCGTTTTATATCCGCCTTCGTTAAGACCTCTCCATTTGCCCTTAATGAGCCGTATTACGGAAATAGCGCATCGGTAAGACTGCTCACGCCAACGCAGGACAGCAGAGACATCATCAACGCCGCGGTAAAGTGTCTGGACAAAATCTGGAAGGACGGTCACCGGTACCAGAAAGCGGGTGTCATGCTGGGCGACTTCTTCAGCCAGGGCGTAGCCCAACTAAACCTGTTCGACGACAGTGCGCCACGAGCTGGTAGTGAGAAGTTAATGGAAGTGCTGGATCACCTGAATGCAAAGGACGGAAAGGGCACGCTCTATTTTGCCGGGCAGGGTATACAGCAGCAGTGGCAGATGAAGCGTGAAATGCTGTCGCCTCGATACACTACGAGATTTTCAGATTTGCTTGTTGTCCGATAA